AACCGATGGTTATGTTTCGTTTGCCCGGACTACGGTTTACAAGATCACGCAACCACCGATACCTCTCCGCATCCCGCTGATCCCCCGCCAAGGCTGACTCGATGACTTTGGCGGCGGCGCGGGTGTTCCATGCTGATATGACATGCACGCGCGCATCATCACCGCAGAAATAATGCTGGCGACTACCAGCGCCGCATTTCAAGCAGCCTACGGCGGCAAATCTTCCATCTTCATCTTCTTGCTCAACGGCAACGGCTTCGCCATTGCAAAAAGGACAGGGCAACAGCTCAACAGCCTTGTCGATCACCTCATCGGTCAGTGGGTTGGTCATGACACTAACTCCTCCCACTCGTTCATTTGAGCGATTTTTGTTTCGACGCGTGCCTGCGTTGCAGCGATACCGGCGTCGCTGTCCAGGCCCAAAAACGTAATCGTGCAGGCGATCTGAGCTAGTACGTCAGCCATCTCTTCCGTAAGCCGCTGCCGGTTGGTCTTGCCGCTGCTGGGGTCGATCTCGTCGATGCCCTGTATGGTAATGCGCGAGCACACGCCCGCCAGCTCTGAAGCTTCCTCGCCGGTTTTACCAGCGCGGCGTATTAGTCGTTTGTCATCGGGGGCGTTCCACGCGTTCATAGCCATCACCCGATATTGATCTTGCGAAGCAGCAGCGCGACGGCGCCCACGCCGCACACGAAGCCGATGCCGAACGCGGCAAATAAGTAATAATAGTTCATGGTGTTTTGCTCTCCGGTGGATCCATCGCGAGCGACGGATGGTTCATGTCGATCTGCCATACACGGGTCGGGGTGTTCGGCAAGTTGGTGCCCGCAGCCAACCGCTTCATGATGTTCGTGCCGGTGAGAATCCCGGCGTCCTCGAGCCCGCGCTTCAGCCACGCCATGTCGATGCGTTTGTGCTGGCAATACTCGCGCATCGCCGAGACCGACAGCCATGCTTCGTGCGCCCGCGCGCCTTTGAACTCAACGCGATTCTTGATCGTGCGGATCTGCATACTCGGGCCATCAAGGTTGATCGCGCCCTCGCGAAAGTACAGCGTACCGTCGATGGTGTTGTTGAAATAGTCACCGAGGATCTGCAATGGTGATGCGTGACTCTGCTCGACCTCTTCGCGCACTTCGACCGTCTGGCCCGATGCCCACGCCACCAGCGCCTCAACGTCGTACTCGTGGAGCCCCAGCCGCTTGGCGATCGTGCCGCCGACCCGGATGGCCGCTAGGAAAGCCACCCAGAACCGCTCGTCGGTGCCACGCTGCTGTTCGGCGTCGATCTTCGCCATCGCCTTGACCATCAGCTCGCGGATTGTAGGCACATGCTTGACCACGTACTCCATGAACACCCGGCCGGCGACGCCGTAGTTTTTCCGCAGCTGCGCCATGGCTTCATCGAGCATCGGCTTGAACTGCGTCGCGCCTTCCAACTTATCAACAGTCACCTCGTACACGCGCATCGCTTCGGCGTTGTAGCCCAGCCGCGCCTCGGCCAGCTTGGTGTAGAGGCTGGTGTTGGACGACGCCGCCACGATCGTGTCCCATGTGGTCTCGTTGATCGCGTTGTGTCCGGTGCGCGTGGCGCGCATCTTGCCGCGGCCGCCGGTGAAGTTCAGCACGAAATTGCCCAGCCGGTCGGGCTCCATCTTTGTCATCTCGTCGAACGCCACCGGCACGCTGTTCAAGTACCCAAGCATGTTGTACATCGGGATCTCGTTGTCGGTGTGCTGCAGGTGCTTCTCGCTGGGCTGGCCCCAGACCGACGACATGATCTTCAGCGCGGTGGATTTGCCGATGCCCGATGGGCCGACCATGTTGTAGAGCACGCCGCTGTACTCGGTCAGCGCCAGCAGCGGCGCGGCAAAACCCAGCAGCGCAGCGATTTGATAGGCCTCGGTATCGGGCACCTTTGTGTAGACGTTGAACGCCTTTTTCCACGCGTCCAGTTCGCCAGCCGCGGCGACCGCCATCGATGGCGCCTTGAGGAAATGGGCGAAGCTGCCGGCCACCAGCGGATCGGCCGCCGAGATGTAGCCGTTACCCACGACGAACTTCGGATCCTTGGTGGTGACGTCTCGCCAGCCGAAGCGGGAGAACTCGGTTTCTGCGCTGTAGTCCACCTGCATGCTCCTCACGTAATCGACAAAATACTTCGCGATGAATTTGACTTGGCCATACTCCGGCAGCACGCCGCGGCCGACGAGGAACGAGGCCAGCTTTTTCTGGTCGGCCAGATTCTCCGTGGGCATCTTGAATGTGCGCATGCCGTCGCGCGGCAGGTGCAGCCGGACCTCCAGCACTTCGGTCTCGATGTTCTCGGTGCGAAAGCGCTTCGTCGGGTACAAGTCGTAGTCGTAGACCTTGGTGATGACTTCGGACCACTCACCCGTTTCGTCATCCTTGATCTTGAGTCGTGTAAACACTCCGCCATCTTCGCCGCGGAAGTACGGCGCCGGCGGCACCGGGATCATCACCGTTTCCTGCGTGATTGCTCCCTCCGCGCCGTGCACGGCCGTCTCCACCGCCAGCGGCTCCGTGATGGGGCGCGACAGGCGCGCGGCGCTCACCGGTGATTTGACAGCGCCCAGAAACGGGCAGCCGACGCACCAGTCGCGGCGATCATCCTGCAGCCTCGCGCACGTCGTGGGGCCGGTCTGGCCACGCACGGCCTGCAGATATTTTTTCTCGGTCTCCGCCGGCTGATACTCGCTATGGCCCTTCGAGAAGGCGTGGGCGATCACCTCACCGGTCAGGGTCTGCCCCTGCTTGCCAACGGCTGTCACGTAGGGCGCCAAGCCCAGCACGGCGTACCATCCGGGCTCACCCACGCCCTCGGGGTCTTTCAGGTAGCTCGACACCCAGTTGCAGTTGCGCACCAGCTGCTTGAGTGCCACCGGCTGCATCTCGTCGCGCTCGATGTCCAGCGACACGGACGGTACGGCCTTAGTTGGCTTGTTGCCCGATAGCCCCGCGCCGCCGTAGGTCTGCAGCATCTTGGCAAACTCGCCGAAGTCGAGCTCATCGTCGTACCACTGCTCGATCTGGACCAGCACGCGGGTGCCGTTCTTCAGGTTGTACGTTTCCGGTACTCGCAGCACGCCGGCACTATCGGAGACGCGCGAACCATCGCCTACGATCTGTGGCTCCAACAGCGAGATCACGCGCTTGAACTTCTGCGCGACCACGGTCCACTCGCTGGACTTCACGCCCTCCATCATCGGCCAATAGACGTGCAGCCCGTAGCCGGAGTTGACCACGATGGGCTGGGGCATCCCCAGCTTTTCAATCAGGCGCTGCAGCCCCTCGCGACCTTCTTCCTGTGACTCGTAAAACCGACCCGGCTCGTGCTTGGGATGGCCCGGTGGATGAATGTCGATGTCGAGTACGAAACAGCGGGTGTGCGAGGAGTTGGCCTGCGTGCGCACCCGCTTCGTGCCATTGTCGTCGACGCTCGCTTCGACCAGCGTGGAGATGCCGAAATAGTAGTCGTAAACCTTGGGCTGGCCGTCCTGCAGGAACGCGTAGGCGTCCTCGATCGTGTCGCACACTTGATGACGCATACCGCCCGTCAGCGGGCGTTTGTAGGCAATAACCGGTAGCCCGTTGTGCGGCAGCACAGCGTGCAGAAAATCGCGTTGAGTATGTGGCACGCCCCGCCCCTCTATTTAATTTCTTCGATCAGCGCACGTAGCGCTGCGGGCTCTTCTGGTTGCGTGAGGCCTTGATGTTTGCCGAAAGGGAGTTTGCCTGCCTCGACCAGCTCCTCCATCGCCTCGACTACGGTGGTGAGCCGCGCCTCGACGATGGGCAGGAGCTTGGGGTCTTCGGCTTTCTGGATCCGGTAGATGGTCGTGAAATGCACACCAACCACCTCCGCGATACTGCGGGGGGATACCCCCGCAGTACGGATCACCCGAGACAGGCGATCGCTTAGGCTCACAGATCCAGACCTGCGAGGATGTCGTCGATCTCGTCGTCAGCGGACTCCTGCACGGCGGGCGCCGGGGCTGCGGCCTTGGGCTTCGGTGCAGCCGGCTTGGGCGCCGTAGCGGCCGGTGCCGGAGCTTTGGCGGGTACGGGCTTGGGGGCAGCTGGCTTGGGCTTGGCAGCGGCCGGCGGAGCGACTTCTTCGACTTCCTCCTCTTCCTCGACCACCGGGGCGGCCTTCGGTGCGGGCTTGGGTTTCGGCTTGGCAGCCGCCGGTGCTGGTGCAGGTGGCGCATCGTCGGTCTCGGTGGCCGCGGTGTTGAACTTCACCTCGACGTACTGCTCGATCTCGGCCGGGGTCTCGTTGAGCTGTTCGATCATCTCCTGATCGAGCTCGCTGATGAAGCGCAGCGGCTGGAACAACAGCTTCGGCACCGACTGGTCGGTATCGAACGACAGGCGGGTCACGATCTGGCCCGGGTCGAGGCTGCGGTTCTTCAGCGCCTTGGCGTACTCGTTGAGCGAATACTTCTGCTCCTTGGGGTGCGAGTCGCCAAACAGGCCCATGGCGGCCACGTCGAGGCGGTAAATCGTGTTGGTCTCGTCCTCGGCCAGACGCACGGCCAGCCGGCGAAAGAAGCCGCACGCGCGCCCCTTGTTGCCGTCGTCGCCCATCTTCGAGCCCTTGACGTTCTGAGGGCAGGTGTCGCACGCGGTGGACTGCTTGTTGTGGACGTCCTCGGCCGGCACCACGCCGTCGACGCTGTAGCAAGTGGGTGGTGCGTTGGTTTCCGCTTTCGCGTCGTACTTGCCCGCGTAGAACTTGCGCGACACTTTCGGCTGCACCTTGACGAAGATCACGTCGAGGTAGTTTTCATCCCACACGCCCACCTCTTCGCCGCGGATCTCCTGACGGAAGCGAGAGCCCTTGACGCCGATGCGGTTGACGGCGATGCCGCCGATGCCGGACATGAGGCCTTCGGAGAGGCCGGTCTCCTTGCCCTGCAAATGGGCCGGGAGTTGAAGGTTTGCATTATCGAGAAGCGACAGGCCTTTGGACATGGTTTGGGTTCCTGATTAACCGCGACGCACGGTGACGGTGTATTCGTTGAAGGAAGTGATGCCCGGCAGCTCTTCAGCATCGGGCTCGGCGAGGTATTCGGCAACAGCCTTGGCGGAGAGGCGTTTCTCCATAAAATCAAACCGCCCCAGCTCCGCCATCTTGGGCCAGAAGTTGGTCCAGTCGGTGCAGTTGTAACGCACCTTCAACTGGCGGAACGCGGTGCCGATGCCCTTGGTCTTGAGCGTGTCGGTCCCGACTTCCTCCATGTTCTTGAGCAGCCAGTTTTCCAGCTTGGTCTGCTTCTCTTTATCGACGTCATCCTCCGCCTTGAACGCTGCGGCACGCTCCGCACGCTTGTCGCGCAGCAGCAAGTAAGCTTCGATGACTTTCGCCGCCGGTGTATCGGTCATGGTGATCTCCCGTTTGATCTCGCCCGTCCGCGAGTGTTGCACATGCTACACAGTGATTGGGGGTCCGTCAAGCGACGAACTGTCGGTACAGGTCCAGCAGCAGCGCTTGAAGCTGGGCCTTGTTTTGCAGCACCTTGAAGATCGCCCACTCGAACGGATGCGCGCCGATGTGGGTGATCGTGCATTCCTGTTTCTGGCCCTTGCGCAAGATGCGCGCGTTGGCCTGCTCGTAGTCCTCGATCGAGAAAATCGGGGCGTACCAGATGATGTTGCTGGCGGCCGTTAGCGTCAGGCCGTGGGCAGTTGTCTTCGGGTGCGCGATCAGCACCTTGGGACCGTTGGGGTCGTTCTGAAACTCGTGGAAGATCCGGCTGCGCTCAGTCTGGTTTACCGAACCGTTGACGATCACGCTGCTGTACTTGGTGTCGATCACCTGCTTGAGCCGCGCCATCACGAACAGGAACGGCACAAACACGATCACCTTGCCCGGGATCTCCTCCAGCAATTCCATCAACACGTCGACGCGCGGCTTGTCGTTGAGGATCACCGGATCGCCCGAGTCGTCCTTGACGATGCCACAGCACACCTGCTGCAGCTTCACGACCTTGACCGCGGCGTTGGCGGCCGTGATGGTCACGGCGTCGTTCTCGTGCTTCATGGTCTTGCGCAGCTGCTCGAACGTGGCCAGCTGCTCTTTGGACAGCTCGCAGTACCGGTTGTTGTACGTCATCGGTGGCAGGTCCAGACAGTCGGCTTTCTTGAACCGCACCGCTGGCTGCATCGCCGCCCACACCATATCCATCGCGCCCTCTTTGGCCACCCATTTGTAGGGGCCGGCCGGGCGCATCACGGTCTCCTGAAACAGCCGAAAGCTGCCCGGCACTGACGCAGGGTTGACCAGCCGGCACATGGCCCACGCATCGGTCGGCGCGTTCGGTACCGGCGTGCCCGTCATCATCCACAGCCGCGTCTCGGCTTTCAGCAGCGACTTCAGCGCCTTGTAGCGTTCGGTCGACGCGTTGCGGTACGTGGCTGCCTCATCGACGATGATCAGGTCGAACTTGTCTTTAAGCGCATCTTTCATGCCGGTGAGGCCGTCGAAATTGATCACGCAGATCGGATCATTCGCAGCCAGCACGTCGAGGCGCTTCGCACGCGTACCCATCATCATACCCACGGACAGGTGCGGCACTGTGGTGAACCCTTCATCGACCCAGACCTTGGTCACGCTGACCGGGCAAATCACCAGCACGCGCCGAACGTAGCCGCGCTGCTTCAAATAATCGACAGCCCACAGCGCAGCAGAGGACTTTCCAGTTCCCATGTCCGACAGCACGAACGCGCGCTTGTTGAGCGTCAGAAACTCGGCCGTCTCGGTTTGATGGCTCATCGGCGTGTAGCGACCGGCGAACTTGAACCCGTCGTAGAGCATCGGGCTGGGCGCGTTGAGCCCAAGGTTGCGCAGCACGCACACTTCGTCCAGCAGGTGCTTCACCGCTGTGATGGTCTTGCCTTTGTACTGGAACGATTTGGAGCGCGGGATCACGTCCGTGATCAGCTCCGGTTTGTCGACCACCATCAGCAGATTGCCATTACGAACTTGCATTGAGGAGCGCCTTGATTCGGAGTGCCCGGGCTTCGAGCTTCTGGAAAAATGCATCGAGTCGATCGACGTTGGCCATGTTCACGACCACAGCAAATCCACCCGCAGTGCGAATGTCTTTGATGCGCGCCGCCTGAAGATCCGACGGTTTTTTCTTTGTCCCGGCTTTCGCTTCGATGGCCCAAAACAAGCCATGGAGCGTGCCAATGTAGTCTGGCCAGCCGTTGGAGCCAAACATCGACCCCGCCGTTTTATTGTACGCCATCACACCGCGCTGGACGTAAGGCTTGAGGACTGCGTCGATCTTTTTCTTAACCTTGGCTTCGGGCGTTGTTGCGGCCATAGCCTTTCTCCGCGTAGGCCTTGTTCTTGCGCTCGCGTGGCTCGTGAACCTGTTCACGCATCAGACGTGCAAGCTGCTCTAGCGATACGCGGTATTCGTCTTGCCGGCACATCGGCGCCTTCATTACTTCGGCAACCCAATCGCGTAATTTATCGGCTAGCGAACCGGGGCGTGTCCTGCTCATGACTCCAGCTCCACCCACACCTGCTTGCCGTTGAACTCGCCCTTGTACTTGATGATGCCCTGCTCCACGAGCCGCGCCGCAGCCTGCCGTTTGGGCAGGCACAGCACGCAGCCTTTCTTGCCGATGTACTGGCCGTGAAGCGCGATCTCGCGCAGCACCGACTCCTCAAAAAGATCCTTGACCAGCTGCATCACGCCACCTCTTTCACGTTGGCCAGCTCGGCCTTGAAAATGTTGGGGTAGACCGCGATGCTCTCCGGCGTCTCGTTGGTCAGCACCACGGTGGTCTGCAGTTGATACTTCTTGCCGGCCTTCGTCAACTGCCACAGCAGGCCGTACGAGCCGTCACCGTTTAGCCGTCTGGACGGCCCGGTCACGACGTAGCCTTGGGCCTCGGCCACCACGATCGCTTCGGTCACCAGCTGTTGAAATTTCGCGGAGTCGGCGGCGTTCATTTCTGCGACTCCAATTTTAGGCCTAGCTTACGGGCTTGTGTTTTTAAGCGTTCAATTTGGTGTTTACGATCTCGCTCAGCTTGATCTTCGGCGCGTTTTCTACGTAAGCCAATGAGCGATTTTTGAGTGATGCCCAACAACTTGCATGCAGCTGCCCGCACTTCCTTGTTGGTGCCGTTGTATGGGCTCAGCAGGTCGAAATCGCGGTTGCCTACGTTGTACACCGCGCCGTCTTTGGTTTTGGCCAACGTGATTTGTCTGTTCACCCGAACAATTAAAGCGTCCGCATAATTGGTGTAAAGCGCCAAAGGCGGAAGGCGGTAGTTTTCGTTGTAGGCGTGCATAATTATTTCCGTTTTCCATTGTGAGGGCACGACAGGACAGGGCACCACGCTTTGCACAAGCCAGACGGGTTGGCGGGCCACGTGTCGTGCTGCAGGCTCCATTCCATCTGGTCGACGATGTTGATGAAAGGCTCCCACATCTCCTCGAACGACGTGGTGATGTACTTGCCGCGGTCGTCCTGCGTGTCGATGCGGTCGCCGTCGCGACGGATGTACAGCTTGCGCGTGAGGCGCTTGCGCGGGTCGGTCTCCGGCAGCCAGACGAACACCGTGCGCATTTTCTCCAGCTCGGCATAAGTGTGGAAGCACAGCAGCGTGGAGAGCGCCAGCTGGGCGGAGTTGGGTTTGGTCTTGCCGGTGTTGTGGGTCGGGATGAAATGCTCGGTGCACAGAAACGTCTCGTCGATTGAATCGACCTTGATGCACTGCGTCGGCACCGAATCGATCTTGGCCACCGACACCACGCTGCGCCTCCACGAGCGATTCTTTTTTGGTGCGAACGATCTAAAGATGTCGCGCTTACGCCCAGCGAGAAACGGCTCGATGTCGATTGGGGTGAAACTGGTTCGGTATACCGTGGATGTCACACCATAACCAGTTTTACTAAACGACGCCCAGTTAGGGCGCTGCCCTAGCGAGTGCAGAAGCTCGTGCACACCACGCACGACGATTTCACGCGTTGAATCGAGTACCACCGTACCTCGTGCGGTGTTAGCCGTGCCGTCACCGTCCATGATGCCCTGCAATAGCTCTAATCGCTGTTGACGTGAAGCCCGAAGGTAGCGCATAGGAATATGCTTGTTACCCATCACGCCGAGGTTGGTGAGCGCGCTGCGTATGCCTAGCACACTATGTGTCCGACAGCTGCCGCGTGCCGAGGCGGAATCGTGCCCCAGCTCAAAACCACGCCGCTGAATTTCATCCCACACGCATTGATCTGGTTTGGTAATTTCCAAGCTAGTGTGCTTGCCATCGGCCAGCCAGATACCCAGCACGTATGGATCCAACGGAAGATCCTGTTTGGGTAAGCGTAGCGCTTTGGTCACCGGGATTAAATGGCGTGGGCGCAGCTCTGTCACAGGCAGCACAGATCCATCAGCCAGCGTCCACAAATGCTCAGCGTCGCAGCAAACTTTTGTTTTGTCGTCGAATGTGATCTCGTAGCAGTCAAGGTGTTTGACTTCGGATTTACCGACTACCCGGCATACGGCGCCGAGGCGAGTGAACAGCCGGTCGCCAACTCGTACCTCACCCATCGTGGTCCAGCCCTTTGGCGTCGGCAACGCGGTGTCGAGCGGCAAACCTTTCCAGTCGCCGTTGATCGCCTGCTTGTTGTCGCCGGACATGCACACCACGTCGATCTTGCCCCGCATGAAACCGTTGGCGTCCCAGAACCCCGCCGGCTCGAACGCTCTCGTCACAGCCACCGAAAGCTCCGCATGCAGCACCGTGTCCGGCTTGCGCTGCTCGAACAGATCCAGACCCCACTGGTAGATCGACATATTGCTCGGCAGCGGCCGACCATATTTCACTGCGTTTTCCAGCGCCTTGTGCACGGCGTTGCCCCACGCCATCTCCGGCGACTCGGCCTGCTGGACGTCCTTGGCCACGCGCAGGTGATAGAACTGCTTGGGGCACGTCTCGTAGGCCGACATGGAGCTGTGCGACGCAGGGGTCACGGAAAAAGGCTTGGCCATCAATCAAGCCCTGTTTCCGGTAGAGCCGTGCGAAAAATGTTGGCCATGGCCTCAAAAGCTTTCGCCATTTCCTCGCGGCGTTCAGGGGATTTAGGGATCCAAAAAGTAATGGCTGATCGGTCATCGTCAGCTGGTGGGTGGTGTAAGCGTTCGCTCGAGTGCAAAATGATCTGCGCCGCTTGATAAACTATTCCGGTATTCGACTTTTTGCTTTCCATGCGGACTTCGCTGGTCAGCTCTTGGCTATAAACATTGATTCTCATCGTTTGTTCCTTGAGTCGTTGGTGCTGATCTGCTTGATGCTGGTGACTACTTCCTGCACGCCGGCCGCGGTGATGCCCTCGTAGAACGCCAGCGAGCGGATGTCGCTGCCGACGTAGAGCCGAGGCTCGTTGCGCCACACCTCCAAGTCCAGAAACGCGATCTTGCCGTACGTCAGCCCCGACTTGAAACTGTAGGCCGGTGCGAACTTGGCGCCCAATGCCGCGGCGATCTTTGCAGCTTTGTCACTTGCACTCGCCATAGGTGTATCCCTCTTTGGTCTCGCAGGCCACGGGCAGCTCCGGCATCCACGTCGGCGCCTGCTGCATCACTCGATCGAACAACGCGCGCGCCCACGCCAGCCAGTCTGGTTCGTCGATGATAAGCGCCACCAGTTCATCGTGAACCTGCAGCTCGACGCCCATCTCCGATCCTTCGTACGCGGTCGTCAACTCATGTTGAATCTCGACTAGCATACTCCGACAAACTATACCTGCAAGGTCTTGAACAAGATTCTCGAACGTCAACCCTCCATGCACGTACTTGGTCTTGCCGCGGTCATAATAGCTCCACTCTGTTTTCGTACCCTTCGTGACGCATTTCATCTGCGGGTATTTCAGCGACAAGCCGTTCGGCGTGCGGATCGACGGCTCACCGAAAATGCGGTCCAGCTCCGGCGTGGCGATGTTCTGCAGGTTGCTCTCGACGCGCCCCTTGGCCGGGTCGATCATGCGGCGAAACTCCGGCACCACATGGCCGTCCATCAGGTTTCCGATCTGACGCAGCGACGCTTTCCAGCACTTGACCACGTTGGGGAACGTCTTGCGGTACAGCTTCACGATGCGCTTGGCGAAGTCGAGGGTGATGATCAGCCCCTTCTCGCGGCACGTCTCGTAGAATCGTTTGGCGCCCATGCCGAAACACAGGCCCAGCACGGCGGTTTTGCTCAGCTGGCGTTCGTCCTTGTTGGCCTTGGTGATCTCGTGGCCGCAGATCATCGACCCAAACCAGCAGTAAATGTCCTCGTTGTTGCGCAGCTTGTCGAGTGCGTCCATCTCGGGGCATCGTTCGGGGTCGCTCTCGAACCGGTTCAGCAGGTAGTAGTACGCGCCCAGCTGCAGCGAGATCCGCGCCTCGATCTGGCTCAGGTCGGCTGCCATCATCTTGTAGCCCGGCGGCGCGCAGATCGCGCTGCGCACGGTAGAGCCCCGCCCGAGGTTCTGGGGGTTGCCGCCGCCGTGCTTGTCGCCACTCAGGCGCTGCGTGTGCGCGCCGGCGTACTTGATCGATACCGGCCATGCCCCGCCCAGCTCGGCGGACTCGTAGTAGGCCTGCGCCTTGATCTCCTCGTTGGTGGATTTGATTTCCAGCCGCGCGGCGACCAGTGCCTGCACGCGGATGTCTTCGTGGTCCAGCAGATCCTTCATCGCCTGATCGGTTTTGGCGAACGCGTAACCCTCTTTGGCGACGCCGGTTTTCTTTGACGGCTTGCCCATCTTGCGCGGCGGCTCGACACCCAGCTCCAGCAGCGCGGCGGCGAACTTGTCGGAGCTGTTGAGCACCGATCGATCCACCATGCCTACGCTCTCCAGCGCTGCGGCTTTCTTCTGCGCCAGCTCGTCGAGGTACGTGGCCAGCACCTCCTGATCGAGCATGAACTTTGGCTTCAGATAGACCCGCGTGCACCAGTCCAGCGCGTCAAGCTCCGTGCGCGACATGCCGGGCATCAGCAGCTTGAACAGGTTCCACGTCTTGTCGCAGTCATCTCGGCAATACTCGCCCAGCTGCTTCTCGATATGCGGTGGCAGATCGATCAGGCCATACGTCGCGCTCAGACCTTCGGGCTTGCCCGACCCCAGCAGCAGCTCGCCGAGCTCGTTCAGGCCGTGCCGCGCGCTGTTGGGGCCGATCTGCGCCCGCGCCAGCGCTAGCGTGTCGATGTAGCGCTTGGGGAAACAGCCGTAACGCCATGCAAGGATCGTCGCATCAAAGCCGAGGTTGTGGCCGATCATCGTGGTGTTGGACCAGTCGATGCGGCCGAACACCGTATCGAGATGCTTCCGCGGGATCCACTTTGTCGCGCCGCCGTTGATCTTGATGCCGCAGCCGTGCGCCTTGAAACGCTCGTCCATGATGTACTTCTGGTGGGTCATGCCCTTGTCGCGCAGGCTGTACCCCTTACCGAACCGCGTCTCGAAATCTAATACCGCCAGATTGGTCACGCCTTGATGTCCTTCTGCTCGATGGCGAACTGCTGCTCGACGGCTGCGCGCGCATCTTTGGCTTCGCGGAACACGCCTAGATATTTGCGATGCGTCGACCCACTGAACGATTGTTTGTCAGTGTTTCGGGTCACGGTCCCGCACGTGCCGCCATCGACGGCCACCAGCTGGATGACATTTTCAGCCGTCTGCACCCACTGCAGGCGATCGTCGTTGGCTAACCACGTGCGGGCCGTCATCACATCATCCCTTTCTTCACTGGCATTTTCTTCGTGGCTTTCTTGAACGGCGCCGCCTTGGCACCTTTCACAAGCATGGCGTCCTTGGCCATGGTCTTTTTCGCGGCAGCTTTGGGCATCTTGGATTTCACGGTCGGTACTCCATATCGAGAATCTGCATGAGAGAGGCGTATTGAATTTGGTACTCCGCTTTCCACCCGTCGCCCCCGACCGGGTGATCGTCTTTGTGCGTGGCGGCCAGCATCGCCTGCTCGGCCACGATGCACGCCTTGTCGAAGAGCTGCGTGGTCTCGCTGCTGGCTCGATAGAACATGGCGCCCACCGCGCGGCTGTATGGCCCGGCGCTGCTGTCGGTGGCCTGCTCGCGCAGCTTGGCGCGCACTGCGGTGAGGTTCTGCTTGTGGCCCTTGGCCATGTCGCCGATCTTCATGAACGCGTCGGACAGACCCTCACCCGAGTAGCGCTGCAGCGTAGCCACGATGAACATCCACAACTTGGCGTTCGCCTCGGCCTCGCAGTGCTGGAATACATGCCCCATCGCCCACAGGGTGCCCGGCACCCCGCAGTGCTCCAGACACCACTGCGGCGTCATGTGGTCGGTGTCCTTGCGTCCGGTCTTCGCCAGCGCGGCGTAGCTGTCGATGCGGCCCTGCTCGCACACGCCGGCGTCGCATACGCGTTTGACGGTGGAGAGGATCATGACTGCAACATCACGATGGCGCATTTTGCTTGGTAGACAGCGTCAGCCTCGGCGTTGTGCTTGGTGCCATCAAACTCCGGTAGCGCGCAATCCGTGACAGCTTTCAACGTGCGGAAGTCGCGTTCCTGCCAAAACTTCCACGGCACTTCGATCTGGGCATCCCTGCAAAGATCACGCATGATCGCGCAGTCAAACGTCGGGCTATTGGCCCACACTTCGCTGACGTCGTTGGCGTCGATTAGGCTGCGCAACAAGCAAATTGCCCTGACTGGATGCTCGCGCTTACCACCCAAAACACCCTTGGCCGCTTCGGGATTCTCCATGGCCTGCTTCAGCCACCACATCACGGTATCGTAAGACCGCTCGCGCGACTCCTGCCCTTCAGGAGATACCAGCATGTGATGCGATGACTGCACGGCTTCATCGTCAAAGAAAGCCAGCCCAATGCTCAGCACATGAGCCTTCGCGCTGGTGCCCAGTGTCTCCAGGTCAATCATCAGTTTCATAGCAATGGCCTGTTGAGTACCCACTGAAACTCCGGCGGCTGCGCGCCGTGCTCAGTGAGCTGGTCGGGGTGGAGGCGATAGAACGACAGCACGCGGTCCACGTATGCCGGGTCGCCATAGCGATGTGTCAGCCGGCGCGCCAGATCGAACCACTCAAAGCGCTTAAGCGTGGTGTCGATGCCGCCGATGGATCGTACCTTCTCCCAGTCGAAACCGCGCAGGCCCCGCTGGTTGAAGCTGTGCTTGAAATACTCCGCGGTGGGAAACGGTTGGTGTGGGTACGGCTGGATGCCATGCTCGTTGAACGCCTGAAATCTCGCGAATATGCAGCACGCTTCCGTGTCGACCATGGCCTGACGCATCACCGCGATAGCATCGGGCTGCGAGATCTTGTCGTCGGCGTCGAGGTTGAACACGTAGCGGGGGAAGCCATCGCCCCACATCGCTGCTCGGTCCAGTTCCAGCATTGCCACGCCGTGTGCCGGCCCCCACTGCACGTTGTCCGCAACCGCCCATGGCCAGTTGCCGATGGACTCGATCGCTTCGCTCAACCACTTCTCGGCGTTGGGCCGCCGGTGATCGTAGGGAATGACCACCAGCGTATCGTTGTGCTCCTGTTTCATCGCCCGCCCTCACGGTGATTACTGCTTTTTGCGGTTGGCCTTGGCGCTGATCACGCGAAGGTTCTTTTTGCTGTTGTTGTTCGGGTTCCCGTCGCGATGGTCGATATGCTTACCGTCGCCCTTTTTGACGCGCCCCGTTTTCATGGCCTCACGCCGGTTCTTGTTGCGCAGCGCCCGCTCCTTCTTCATGCGGGGGGACGAGTGGTATTTTGCATAGTCCTGATTCATGCGTGCACGCCTCGGTCGGTGTAGGTATGTAGCTTCGTCGACGGCAGCCCGGTAAAACTCGACGATTTGGATGTCATCGAGCTGCCTGATGTTGAGCATAGCAAGCCCTTCGATTTCAGATGACATACCAGCTCCTGTGCATAAATCTCGGCGCGCTCGGTGTTGCCCTGCTGCAGCGCGTTGCTGATGTTGGTCAACGTCTCGCGCATGTCGCGAAGCGTGACGGTGGTTTTGGTTCGCGGTCGTCCCACGTCAGAACCCCTGCGGTGACTTGCGCGCCCCGAGCTTCAGCACGAGGTTGCCCACCCGCGGCCACCAGTGCTTGCCGTCGTAGTCCTCGACCACATAGCTTTCGTGCTCGCGGCAGTAATGTGCGCGGCACAGCTCCGGCCATGTAATGATCGTGTGATGCACACCCGGCGCTGTCACTTTCGGATACATGCCGAACGACACCACCTCGACTACTTCACCGGCGTGCACGATGCCGTTCTTGCTGGCGCGCCACTCGACCAGATCGCCTTTGGCAAACCGCCCCTTGCGGCGGTCGGGCTGTTTGCAGATCTTGGGGTGTCGAGGCATTAGCGTGTCTTGGCCGGTTGTTTTTCATGGGTGACTAGCAACACCATCAGGCCGCCGCGATGTGCGTCCATCTGAGATTTAATCTCCGGCTCCATCTCAGCGACGGCCTTGGCCACTGCGTCGTCAATCGCCGGCTCAATAGCTGCCAGCGCCAACGCTTTTAGGTTCTTCGTGATGTGGGCTTTGAATAGTTCAACAAGTAAACCGCCACCCACTGAATCTTGTAGGTCTAACATCGCCATCTCCCGTCCGAGTGGCTAGGTGAAAAGTGTGGGCTGCGGGACCGGGAGCCGACAACGTTGAGGGCGGGACGATGTAGGGAATCCCGCAGCCCACATGCCCGACCGTACGTGCCTCTTTCCGGTACCGCAACCCCGTTTGTTCAGTCGTCCCGCTCGCCCTTGTTCCAGCACACCACGGTAGGCTGCGTCGCAAACGGCGTGTTCTCCGGCATGTCCTTGAAACCCTCCACACCCTTCAACCCCTCGGGAAAGAAACGCGTGATGGCCTTCAAGCCCCGGCTCTTGCCCAGCGCCGACAGGTAGCTGCGCAGCTGCCCGGCTTTGACCGCGTCCTTCACCACGACGGCAAAGAAACCGTCGACCGGCGTGGTTTCCAGCGGGTACTTTGAGCCGCGCGGCCCGGGCAGAAACGCCTTGCGCTCCGGCACCGGTACGCCTTTGCCTGTCAGAAACTGCGGCTTAGCCGGGGTCGCCATGGTGTTACTCCTGTGCTGGTTGGTCAGTGTTGATCAATGATAAGTTCTTGGCCTTGAGGATGTCAAACTTACGTTCAACTTCCAGACGTGCAGCATCCATGCTGACGTTGTTGCGCTTGGCGTATTGGATCACCGCCTCCATGCGAAGCGGCGGGTTCAGGATCAGATCCTCCATGCGACAGTGATCCGCACAGAAATCCATGGCCTCGCGCAGCTTCAACGCCTGCTGCTGAAGATCGCGCAGCTTGATCAGTGCCGCCACATAGGGCGGCTGCGGGGGTGGCATCTGGCTGGTGCTCATGAGTGGTAATCCACCGTCACCACCAGCCAGTCGGGCTTGGGAGTGTTCGCTTCGCGATAATCTTCGCGCCAGTGCTTGGTGCGCTTTATGTGTTCATCGAGCGCGCTTTGCACGGTACCGTCCCACTTCGTGTCCTCGAAGTTCACCCCGTTCCAGATCATCTCGCTGGTCATGTATTTCGCATCGAGCTTTTCGCCCTTGTAATCTAGGCCGGCGACGATCACGCGCGCCGCCGTCAGGCCAGCCGGCAGCTTGCTCAACTCGCACACATCCATCGACAGTTGCTCGCCCGAGTGAGCAAATAGCGGACAGACCGACAGACCCGATTCAGGAAACCATTCGCGCCACAGCGCGTCGACCACCGGAATCTGTGACGCCGGAGCCAGCTCGGGCTTACCCATCTGAAGGCCCGACACCGTGATGTTCTTTTCCTGCAGCATAGCCGAAAAAGCCTTGCGGCGGTCGCGGTCGATCAGGGCTTCGGCCTTGCTGCCTGACCACCGACCACCAAGAACAAAGTAATCGTAAAACGTGTTATGGTTCGGGGTGCCGTCTTCATCCTGCCCCTGCTCGTCGAACGGCTTGAGGATTTGTTCCAGCGCGGCCCCGACGTCGTCGGTGGGCGGCATGATGACTTCGAGATGGTAATGGGACACGGTGTTCTCCGGTTGAATAAGAAAGCCGCTTACGCCGGCTAGTCGAGCTAATAAGGGTTAGCCACGCCATTCCGCCTCCTGCTTGTGCCTGCTGTACCGTCACCGGGCAGGCGCCGGGGGTCTGCCGCGTTAGGCGACGAGGGCCAGTGCCTTGGCCAGTGCCTTGTTCTTCAGCGCCTCACCGGCGCCCATCCACGCCGACGCAAGGCGGTTGTCGTTGCTGCGTGCGCGCTGGCTGTGGTCCACATCGTACGTAATCGCCTGCAGCAGGCCGTACGCGGTGCCCTTGGCCGTGCTCAGGTTGGCGCCCGGCGCGGCGTTGAGAATATACGCCAGCCGGTGCATCGTGGTCTCCACGTTCTTCTTGGCCGCGTCGGGGTGCTGCGCCGTCAGGCCGTGGTAGATGTCGAGCAGGAAATTGACCTGTTCTTCCGGGCTAACCTTGAACTCAGCCAGCGCTTCGAGCTGCCGGGTGTGCTCGACCCACACATCGCCGACCTGCAGATCCACCTTAACCCGGGACGCGTTAAAGTCGCTGTCGTGCCGGATCGACACCGCCGCCTTGCTGCCGTCCGCCTGCGCCACGGTCAGCGTGTTGTTGCACACGACCCGCACGCTGGTGAACTTGGCCACGGTAGCCGACGACTGGTCGAAGCTCGTGTACAGCAGCAGGTAAGCGTTGACCTCGTCGATGCCACGGAACTTCTCGCCCACGCCGGTCTTGGCCAGCGCCCAGATCACCTTGCCGTCCTTGAGCCCGCCCATGGTCTCCATGGCGTAGCCGTGGCGATCGCACAGGTCTTCGTAGAAATGCACCACCTGCGCCGGCTGGACCGGCTTGTAGCCCGCCCCCACCACGCTCAGCGGCGCGCCGGTGTCGCTGCGGTAAAGCACTTTGCGCTCGGGGAACGCGTGGGCCTGCGTCGACTCGCTGTCGGTCTGGAAAAGCACCGGCGCTTCGTTGGCGTTCCAGTTCAGGCCAGCGGCTTCGCGCCACTGGTCGAGGGTGGCGCCGACGGCCGGCATCACGGTACCGAGGCCATGCCACGGGGTTTCGCCGGTGTAGGCCATGGCGGGGCGGGACTTGCTCATGTCGAGAAGGTGCATGGTGTGTATCCTTGGTTGAGGTAGTGTGGTTTATCTGGATTCAGATAAAGCGTTTGTTACTTGGTGCTGTTGGAACAGTTACTATGATCCTCTTTTAGTCAGTCTTTGTCAAGTCAATTTACCTAGCCCGTTGCACTGTGCACAGGTCTCGATGCGGTCGCCGTCATCGCTGGCATATTCACCTTGGCCGCCGCAGTCGGGGCATGCTTTGAACAGCTTTTTGGCTTTGGCCCGCCGCGCCTTGGCGCTGTTGGCTTTCACCAGCGCGTGGAGCTTGTCGAAGTCTCCATCAGCTATGATGTACATACCTTCGTGCAGCGGGAACCGTTTCATGTCCTTGATCAACGCATCAAGATCGGTTTTCAGGCTCATTCCTCTTCTCCGCCGTTGTCGCCGATCGATTCGATCCAATCTTGTAAGTATTCTTTCTCTGCGGTGTATCGGGCTACGATGTCTTTGCACTGCCGCTTGGTAAACTCTTCTGGGTTGGATTCCATCCGGGTTTGGGCACGCACGGCTGCCTCGAATGACTCGATAGCCGGAAAATATTCACTCTTCATACCGCCTCCAGTTGTTCGATGGTGCACCACCAGTGCCGACCCTTGGGGCCGTGACCTTGGCGGAACGTGGAGAACTGCACGTACGCCGCCCCGCTTTTCAGATCCACCAATCGCACCGTGCCCTCGCTCCCTTTGCTTGGACCGGTCTGCGTTTCCCACGGCGTTCGGACGGCCAAACGCACGCGCTGCCCTTCGGTGATCTCGGACTCTTTCATTTGTCGACCCACCCGATCAGCACCAGCATGCCGATACGCTGCTTGAACACATGCTCTGCTTTCAGCTCGCGAGCGATGAGCTGGTAGAGCTGCTGCCGCGTCAGCACCACGTCGTACGCCTGATCTATGGCGATCAGAATCTGATCGTAGCTCAGTGGTTTTTTAGACGCCTGCAGCACCGCGCGCAGCATGTTCGTCGGCGTGGGCTTCACGTGCCTGAGCTGGTCCTTGAGTCTGGTCATCGCAACACGCTCCAACCAACGATACCGTTTGCGTCGACGTCGTTTTTATCCGTCGGCATAACGACGCGTACGCCCATCACCTCGACCCAGGTTGTCCACTCGCCGTAGCTTTCGTACGCGACAATCCTTGTGCTCGGCGCGGCCCCATCAATACGCATCGATTCAATCTCCCGCATGACCGCCACCGTTTCGTTGCGGTCGGCGAGCACCAGCAGCTTGAGTGCCTGTTCTGCTTTGTTCATCACTCGAATCCTTCTGCGGCTTTGCGTATGCGGGTTTGGATGTCGTCGATTTCATCGCGCTTGGTTGCCCACGCGTCGTCGTCGATTACACTATTGACTTCGTCCTCGACCAGCCGCTCCAAATACGATGGCGGCAAGGCGTCCAGCTCCCACGACGAGCTGCCGTAGATGCGCTGGTAAGAATCGAACCGCGAGTCTGTCACCTTGGCTGGGTTCTCAGGCGGTCGCAGCTCGTCGATCTGCTCCATGTTCAACGCCATGCGCTTGAAGTCAAAGTTACCCATCTCGCCTTCGAGGAACAGGTTGAATCGATCTTTCAGATCGCGCGACATGTCGATACCGCTGGGGTCGTGATCGCCGAAGTGCAGCACCAAAATGTTCTGTCCTCGATAGAGCGTGTCGAGCATGTCGTTTACTACAAACTCGCGCACCACCGACACGGAAGGGTAGCCGCGCGCGGCCAGCACCGGCACATCGTAACGACGGCACACACGCTCGAACACCGACACCAGCGCTTCCTTTTCGACGATGACAAACGGCCTTGTGCTTTGGTTATCCCAAAGGTCCATATGGAACTGCGAAGCGATGCTTTCCAACGCATGTGCACCGCCACGCCAGCGCGAACGGCGTAAAAACTCTCGCGTACGATCTTCGATCGCGTCCCAGTCCATCAGGCCGGCGAGCCGCGCATCGTTGAATACGCCAGCCACGCGCTTGTACTCCTGCAACGTGTTGGCGATGACGTCGCGCGCGACCAGCTGATAATAAAGCTGGCGAACAGTGAGCACATAGCCTTCGTTCTGATACTCCTCGATAATGTCGTTGGCTGTCTCGATCAGCGCCAGCGCCGCCGGTTTGAAATTACGATCGACGTAGGTCTGTTTCATTCGCCCAGCTCCCCTTGCTCCCACGCATCGCGCAGCGCATCGACTCGCGTGGCAAAGGCTTTGCCGACGGCGTCCTTGTTGGCCCACATCCAGCCGCCGTTCGCGCGGCCGATGATAAGCGACCGCTCCTTGGCGCGGCGCTCCAGCTGATTGACCGACGGCCGGTCGTCCTGCCATGCCGCGGCGCCGATGCGCAGGTTCACGCCGTTGCGTTTGTTGTGTGCGTTGAAGGACTGCAGCGCGCCGGTGTTGGCGAACTGCTGAGTGGTGCGACGGCCGCGGCCGTCCAGTACGATGGCGTGGATCATGATGCTCTCCGGTTATCTGAATTCAGATATTGTTGGGTTCGATGAAAATGGCGCGTACCGTTGTCCAACCGTTGCGATGCACAGGCCCGCTGCACACAGACGCGGTAGTGACATCGCGCTGCTCGCCGTTGACTAATGCTTCCAGTACGTCGGGCGGAATGGCGATGAACAGCTCGACCTTGCGCGGCTCGATCTTGTAATCGAGATACTGAAAATCGAAGCGGTATTCCGTGTTGTGCACAAGTGGTGTCCAGTCCGTGTGGTTGGGGTGTCGCACCATGATCTGCTTTCCCGCCATGTGCGCGGTGATAATGTCGATCTGCTGCTGTCGGTTCATGGCGTCGTCCTTTCGATCAGCACGTAATCCGGGCCGCTGAACACGTCACGCTGCACACTGGCCCCGCACGCTTTGCCGATGCAATCGCACCCTTCAGCCTGCACGATCATGTGCTGCGGCAACTGGCGAAGCTGTTCGATCAGCTCAGCAACCGTGATGGTTTTCTTTGGGTCAATCATGCGTCGTCCTCAAGGTCAGTGATGATGGTTTCGATGCGCTCGACCAGCGTCTTGAACAGGTCGTCGCTCAGCTCCTCCTGCAGCTCGCGCAGTGCCGTGCACGCCTGCTCGATCTTTTGCTCCAACGGCGCGGCAATCTCTTCGATCTGCTCCTCGCATTCCTCCTCGGTGTACATTTCACCGATCAGGCCGTCACGCTTGGCCAGCACAGCGGCGAGTGGGTGGTTGTGCAGGCCGTTGGTACCGAGTAGCAGCGCACGCTCGGCTCGGGCGATCTCGAAATGGGTGGGGATGGGGCGGCTCATGGTTGCACCGCCACGTAGGTTTCGCCGCCCCAGCGCTGAAGCTTGGCCATCTCCACAGTCTCGGTCGCGCTGCTGTTCCTGTAGCGCGTCTGCACGCTGAGTGCGTTGGCGTTGGCCAGCAGCTCACCCATCGCTTGGGCCTCGAGCTGAATCTGCTCGCCGCCTGCTTCCCACCAGCAGTGGAAATCGCGCTGCGTGGCTACGTTGACCAACACGTTGATGTGTTTGTTGCTGCACTGAAAGGCGCTCATGGTTCTTTCCGGTGTTATCTGAATTCAGATAAAGTGTTTAGACGTCTGGATGGCTACGTGGTGATCCCCTCACCACGACACTACTATACCAATGTTATACGTGTTCGTCAATGACTGTGCCCGGTTCGTAGGCGGCTGGTTCGGCGCTGCGGTTCGGCTCCGCGTCAGGGCGAATGTGGATGCCCTTGTTCTCCAGCAGCGTGACTACGCGAGTGCGCCGACGCTCCACCACACCTTTCACTTCAGCCCCATCAAGCTTTATGCCGCCGATGTCAGCTATGTATTTGTTATCAACGTTGATGTGGCTCAGCGCTGCCAAGTCATCGTCATTTTTGCGCAGCTCCACCAGCAGCTCCGCTACCTCCTTCACTGCTGCCGATCCCCGCAGCGTAGCCCCACCGCCGACGGCGCTCACTGGATCACCTCTTCGTTGAACGTGTGGCTTTCGTAGCCACATTCTTGGCACATTTTGTTGTCGAAGATGCCGTAGATTTGCCAGCTCTGCGTCTCCACATCCCAGCGCGCCGATGCGTCGGCGGCCACGTCATCGCTGCCACAGCTCGGGCAGACAACCCGCACCAGTTTTGTTTCGTTGCTCATGGCAAAGCCCTCAGCCAGTGAATGATGGTCGGCGCGACGTTCCACACCAACAGCGTAGCCGCCAGCGCCGCCGCGATTTTGATGATAAGCCAGCCTGCCCCTTCAAACGGCTCCGACGTTTCCTCCTCGCGGTCCTCGGCCGCGTAGTCCAGCTGAATCACCGGCACGCGCCGAAGCCGCTCTGCTTCCGCGGCAGCATGCTCCAGCTCGTAGGCCGGCGCCTCGGTGTCGCTTAGATAGATGTGCTGCATGGTTAGTTCCTCAGTCGTTTGCGGGCGGCGCGGCGCGCCAGTTCTTTCTCGTGGTCAGCCTCGGCCACTTCCACACAGCACGGCAAGCCGGTCGTGCCGTCGCTTTCGTAGTCCCAGTGCGGACAGTTGTTCAGCGCCTGCCGGTACCGACGTTGTGCATGCTCCAGCCGCAGCGGTGCCAGATGATCCATGTCACTCTCCGTTGCCGTTCAAGGCGTCCCAGTGGTGGTTGATGATGTCGATCACATTGCCGTCGTCGATCGGTTCGTCGCTGATCAAAACACCTGCGGCGCACATAGCGCCGTCGCGGCCTCGGTAAACGCAGGCTTTCGGATTGCCTTGGGCATCTTCACCCATCGACATGAAGCCCTGCGTCAGCAGATGCACGGCCACGGTATCGAACACGTCCTGCGCGGTGGCTTCGTGCAGGTTGTCAGTGGCCACTTTCATACGCGCTCCAGATGCTGCTCGATCAGGTCCGCGATCTCAACGAAAGATTTCCTACTGTTGTCGTTGATGTAGGCCAAGCTGTGGTCGTCGCTGGGTATGTGTGGTATGTGGCAGTCGAGCGTGAGATTGCGGTCGCCGTTTTCGTCGTGGCGATAGCCAAGGAAACAAACGTTGTGCGCTCTGAGCCATTCTTTTGTAGGCACATACAGCGCCCTACTCGCATAAGTGAACTCCAGATCGAGCTCCACCGCGCCGTCAGCCACCATCTGCAGCACGCCTAGACAGCAGTAGCGTTTGTCGCCGTTGAGCTCCTCGGTCATGAGCCGGCATCGGCCCTGCTTGTATCCACCGCTGCGCAAGGCAGCGAGCCAGTTGTCGGCCAGATCGGCTGGCATGGTGATGGTTTTGGTGTCGTTGGTCATGCGCCTTCTCCCGCCATGGCGGCGTTGTAGTACCCGATTTGGTAAGCGCGCTGCGCCCAGTATGGCCAGCGTCCGCCGTAGCGCGCTTGCCGATCATAAGGCCGGTAGTTGGCGCGGTCCGCATAGCCCCATGCCTCGAAGCGGATGCGTGCTTTCATGCTGCTACTCCCGTCAGGTCGTGCAGCGCCTCGGCGATCGCCTGCACTTCGCAGGTCCAGAACGCTGTGTCGATTTTCTGGATGCACACGAACGCGTTGGCCATCTCGATCGTGTCGTCGTACCCCTCGCGCTCCAGCCACGCCTCGTAGTCGTCGACCATGTCGGCGGCGATGCTGCGGTAGCTGCGCAGGTCGTGTTTCATCTCGTTCTCTCCGGTGGTTTATCTGAATTCAGATATTGGTTTGTTGGTCGCCCTGCCGTCCACAGGGTGCGTTGTGTGGCCGGGGCAATCTCGTCCGGCCTGCCGTCTGAATTGTCATCTCATTCGGTGTTGCAGCGTCTATCTATATCCTCATGGTTGAAGCGGTTACGTTAGTTCATGGTGCGTCACCTCGCTGGTGTTGGTGGGTGGCGAAGTCAGTGCCTGCCCCACACTTCATACTATACGGATGTTATACGTCTTTGTCAAGGACAGGCAGCATCGCTCTGGCGACACTGGGCGTCAGCACATACTTCGGCGCGCCGACAATGGCCGCGTTGTTTCGTATCTTCATCGCCCGTGCGATCAGGTCGGCGATGTTGGTCCAGTGCGCCCACGGTGTGCTGCGGCTGCTGTAGGTCATGGTGAGCTTCACGCCGTTGGCGATGTTGTCCACGTGCAGGCCATAGCGCGGGTTCTTCACGCTCTTGTGCGTCGGCGGTCGGTAGCTGGCCATGATCAGCTCCTTGTTCCCCAGCGCCTCGCTCGCGGCCCAGCCCAGATGGCGTATCGCTTCCGTGCGCGCGGCGTAGGCGGGCATCCGAATACGGCCCGGCATCTCGTTGATACCCGGCAAGGTCTGACTGCAAAGGGATGCCAGCGCTTCGAGGGTGCGGCAGGGGGGATTGTTCTTGCCGCGCGTGATCCACTCGCGCTGCGCCGGCGTGAGATACACCGGGTTTTGAATGGTGTGGTAGACCGGCAGCGCCTTCATTCCACATGCGCCTTGATCGCGCGATCCATCAGCTGCTGCACGCTGGTGTATATCCACCACGGTTTGCACCGTCCGCCGCGCCTCGGCGTGATCCGCACGCCGCCAGGTATCTCGTCCACCCAAATGGCGTAGCGCGGGCTGCGCGCGCTCTTGTGTGTCGCTGGCCGGTACGTGGCGCGGATCACTTCCTCCGGCGTGAGGCGGAACTCGGCGCCTTTGGTGAGCGCCTTGATGGCGTCGCGTCTGGCTCGCTCGGCGTCCATCGCGTCCAGCACGTTGGTAAAGGCGTCGCGGCGGCTTTGCACGTCCACAAGGTGGGCCAGCGCTTCAATGGGGTGGCGGTCGAACGTCCACGGGTAATTCACCGGGTCGATCCAGTCCACGACGGTGTCGCTTATGGGCTGCGGCTCGAAGCGGGTATGGTTGAAGGCCAAGTAGTTCTTGGTGGGCTTGCGGGGCATCGGCATGCGGGTTTTCCGGTGGGTTATCTGAATTCAGATAATGGGCTTGTTGCGTCGTGTAGCGTTGGCGGTTTGGAGTGTAGCGTTGTTAAATGTTGCTTAACGTATCGCGAGGTGTGGCGTATCGCGCACATGCTACACACGGGGTTTTTGGGGCTTTTTCGGGTCGGCGGCTGTTTTACGAAGGAAGTCGCGGCGGCTGAAACTGAACAAAGTGGTTAGACGTATCAGGCGTATCTTGTTTTACGAAGGTGTAGCGCGTTTTTGGGTTCTAAAACGGGGTCGATTTTGGGTGACTATAACAGACATGTATCAACGATACAACGTTGTGCGGCGCGGGCTGCGGGGCGGATTTTTGGAGGGGCGGCAGATGTTACATGGCTCTAGGCAGACAAGAAAGTTCGGGGCTTCGTAAAACACACAGACTTTCTAAAACGGCTGTTTTACGAAGGCCGCCTTCGGATGGTGTGATTTGGCGAGCGATACATCGAATACACCTAAATACAAATGTTTATAAGAATAAGCATATATATGGCATAAAACCACCTCGAACCGCTGTTTCACCCCGTTTTTGCAATCGTTTTGGTGACGCTACTAGACGCATCAGTTAAATTTGCGTTATGAAACTCGGTGCTTATAGTCCGCAAGTTTGATGATAAGTTTTTGATGATAAGCCGGACACAAAAAACCCGCCTTTCGGCGGGCCATTTCGATCGTTGTTAGGCCTAGCAGGTCATGCGGCCTTGGCCAATTCGGCCTGCACGGCGACCATCTCGCGCCATGTGGCGATCATTTCCAGCGCTTCGCGGGCCTGCGCCTTGTGCTTGGCCGCCCACTTGCTGAAAGCGTCCACCACGTCTTGCGCGGACGCGTTAGCGGCGATCTTCACCGGCGACTGAGCCGCGACTAGCGCGCCGTCGCCGCCGTCACTTTTATCTGAATCAGATAAATCCGCCTTGCCGCTGGTCACTTTGCCTGCCGGCCCTTTGCGCGTCGATTCAAGGCCCGCATTGCCTGCCGCGTATTGCCACGCGTTGGCAATGTCTTTGTTTTCCTGAAGGTTTTTGAAGCCCAACACCTGTGCGAGCATCTTGCCCGCGTCAATCCGGGCCACACCGTGCGATGCGGCATACTCGGCCAGCAGCTTGATGATGCTACGCAGCCCTTCGCGGGCCGTGCTGGTGCGGTCGGCGCAGCGCAGAATGTCTGCCTTATGCTCGGCGACCAGCGACGCGAAGCCCTGCGCGGCCTCACTGACCAGCGGCTCGGCGGCAATGTTAGCGGTCAGCTTGTCCATGATCGCCTGCGCGGCTTTCGTGGCGTCGCCCTTGGCGGGCTTGGCGCCGCGCGGCTTGCTGGCGGCGGGCACGATGGTGGTAATGGTCTTGGCATTCATCTCGATTCTCTCCGGTTCTAAGGTTCGCCGCGGCGGCATTGCCTCGACGTGGTGCAAGTATGTCAGTTTTCGGCTTGTCAGTCTACCCCTTGTCGGCACTTGTTTATCTGAATTCAGATATTGCGCCAGCGTTGTTTGCGACGTTACGGGGCCAATTTAAGGGGGTGAGGGTGCAAAGTGCGATACGTGCATAGACGAACCGCGCAACCCGCACGCGGTGCTACCACACTTCGGTCTGTGTGTCAAGGTCGGGTCAGGGGGCATAGGGACCAAGGGACCAAGGGGTGCGGGGTGGCGGCGCGATCCTTCCCCCTAAACCCACGCATTGTGCAGCGCCCCAAAAATTTTTCGCCCCGCCGCACATTTCAAGACCCCTAGACAACGCTCAATCAGTAGCACACACTACACACCCGCCGCATCCATGTAACATTCACACACGGAGAAACCCATGCTCACGCTCATCCTGTCATTCCTCGCCGCGCACTTTGTGGCGATCGTGATCCTCGTGCTGTTGCTGGCGGCAGTCTGGTATTTCCACGGCTCGGCCAAAAACGTGTGGGCGAAAGAGAAAGCCCAGTTCCTCGCTGTCGAAGTGCGCATCCTGTCCGACCTCAACCGGGCCAAACAGCGGATCGAAAACCTCGAGCACGAACTGGCCGCTTACCGGTTTGGTGGCAGTACAAAAGCCGTTCCACGTGAAACCCCTGCGCCGGTACCTTTGGTCGGTGGAGTAAACACGCCGATCCCGCCCGACGCCAGCAAGATTTCCTGATGGGCAAGGTCGTCAACTTTACCGGCGAGCGTGAGCTACCCAAACAGGACAACGCAGGGCTGGCGCAGTACCTACGGGAAATGGCCGACGCCATTGAGAAGGGCGAATACGGCGATCTCTCACTGTCGACGCTCGTGTTGGTGGACAACAACGGGAAAGTGCGGCAGTACCACCAGATGACGCGGCACTACACCAACACTGAAGCCATCGGTGTCTATGCCATATGCCAAAATCAAATCATCACCAACGAGTACGAGTTGGACGACGAGGCTTGACACACTGCACCGACCCGAGCCATCATTCACCCACTCGCCGTGATCCCCTCCTGCACGAGTAGCCGGTTTCCGTCCAGCGACTGGCCCTTAGCCCCCGTACTCCTCTCCGGTTGCGGGGGCTATTTTATTCCGGGATACTGCAGCCATGAGCGCCCAACCCACACGGTTCAATGACAGTCTTGTCGTACGAGGCAAGCAGGCGGGACGTCACCGTATCGGGTCGCCGTACACACACCTCAACAACGTAGGCATCGTGGCAGTGCTGGAACGGTTGTACCACGGCGCCAATCTGGTGGACGTGGCCAGCGAGCTCGATGTCAGCGTGACGGTACTGCGCCAGTGGCTCGATGCGGAGAAGCACTGGGACAAGGTCAACGACGCCACGACGCTCAGCGCCGAGGGCTACCTATCCAAAGGGCAGCAGCTGCTGGCCACCGCCACCGACAAGTTCGAGCTGGACAAGGCCAAGGCGATGATCGAGCACGCGCGCTGGATGGCCGCGAAACTCGACAAAGCGATGTATGGCACGACCGAGAAGGCCGCCGCGGCAACCACCGTGAGCTACGTGTTCAACATGGGCGATGGCAGCGGCAGTGTGCAGGTACTCAGCCCAGCGCAGCCACGCGCCGCGGACGATGCGAAAGCCCCACCGATGGACATTCCCACGATCGACTTCGATCCGACGTTCGGCGGCGAGTTTGCCGCGCCGCAACTGGGTCGGTTCATCGAGCCACCGATCAAACAGCCGTCTAAACGGCCAGATGAAAACGCGTTCGCACAGATGTGGTCGAGCACCGAGGACACCCTTTGAACGCCCAGCCGACCGAGTCCAGCCACCCCACATCGAAACTCAAAGACAAGGGCGGCGCGAGGATACTGCAGCGCAAATACAGCGCCAGCCCCACGCTGACCCGGCTGCACAAGAGTAGGAAATTCCTGAAGTACGTTGAGGGTCCGGTGGGCTCGGGCAAGTCGACCGGTTGCGTGCTCGAGATCCTGATGCGTGCGTTTCGGCAAGCGCCGGACGAGCATGGCGTGCGGAAATCGCGGTGGGCCATCATCCGTAACAGTTACCCCGAGCTGAAATCCACCACGATCAAGACGTGGGAAATGTGGGTGCCGACCGAGGTCGCGCCGGTGATTTACGCCACGCCGATCCAGTGCAACTTCAAGCAGCAGCTGGGCGACGGCACGCGGATGGAGCTGGAGGTCATCTTCATCGCGCTGGATCGACCCGAGGACGTGGCCAAGCTGCTGTCGCTGGAGCTCACCGGGGCGTACATCAACGAAGCGCGCGAGGCGGCGTGGGAGACGGTCGAGGCCTTGATGGGCCGCGTGAACCGCTACCCGCAAATCCAAGAGGATGAGGAGGGCAACAAGGTGGGCGGCGCGACGGAGCCCGGCATCATCTGCGACTCCAACCCGCCCCACATCACGCACTGGCTGTGGACGAAATTCGAGACGGGCGACGTGCCCAACGGCTGGGAGAAATTCCAGCAGCCGGCCGCGGTCTACTGGTCCGAGCCCGATCATAAATGGATGCTCAACCCCGATGCCGAGAATTTGCGCTTCCTGCCCGACGGCTATTATCAGGCGCAGCTCGATGCTGCCGAAGAGGTCTACATCCGGGTCATGCTCGCTGGCGAGCCGGGCGCGTCGAGGAAGGGGCGGCCGATCTTCACCGCCTTCAACATCGGCGTGCACGTGGCCAAGGAGCGCATCAACCCGGAGCGCCAGTTCCCGCTGATCATCGGGCTCGACTTCGGGCTCATGCCAGGCTGCGTGATTGGGCAGCTGACGCACCGCGGGATTCGGATCACCGATGAGGTGCCGGCGTCGGATGAGTCGCTGGAAGAGTTCCTTGACGAGTACGCCATGCCGCTGCTGCGCGCGCGGTACCCCAACTACCCGATCATCGGTGTGGGCGATCCGGCGGGGCGCGGCCGGTCGGCGCTGGACAAGCGCACCAGCTTCGACGTGCTGGCCAGCCGCGGCATCAAGGCGTTCCCGGCCAGCACCAACAGCTTCCAGACGCGAAAGGAGACGGTCGATCATTACCTCAACCGAATTGGCGGCCTGACCATATCCCCACACTGCACCGTGTTGATCGAAGCGCTATCTACTGGCTACGTGTGGAAAGAGTCGCGAAACAACAAGGGTGGTTCGGTCGATATAGCCGACAAGAATGAGTTCTCCCATATCGCAGACGCGCTACAGTATATGTGCTTGTGGGCACGTTACGGTTACCGCCCACAGCCAGTAAAGCACAACAAAGACATACCCAAGACCATGATGTGCTGACTTTGTCGGGTCAGTATTTGACTTGAAGACGCTTACCGCGTAGGTTCCCGACGACACCACGGGGTACCGAGCCATGAAACTACGCGGCATGCACGCCCAGCGCGTCGAAACGATGGATGATGCCCTCGCGAAGTTAGCGTCAGGGCATATGACCCATGACGATCTGATACGACTTCAGAGTCTTGTAAGTAAAGGTTCCACGACCGAACAGGCCATTACTGCAGCGCAGAAGTCCATGGCCGCATTGCCGACCGCGAGCACTCCCCAGTCATGATGACCCCGGACACTGCGCCGACGACCAACACGTTCGTCCAGACGCTGACCAACGACGACTTTCAGGATGAGCTGGCGCAATACATCCGCCACCGCTACGACGACGCGTTCAATCACAAGGTGCAGAACGGTACCGAGGCGCGGCTGCTGCGGAACTTGCGGGTCAAGAAAGGCGTGTACCAGCCCGACGAGATAGCCATGCTGGGCGGCATCGACGTGTATATCGCGATCAGCGCGCTGAAGTCGCGCGCTGCCATGTCGTGGTTGCTGGACGTGGTGCTCAACTCGATCGAGAAACCATGGACGCTGGAGCCATCGCCGATCCCTGATCTGCCCGACGTGTTCAAGGAGCAGGCCATCACCATGCTGGCGAGCGAGGTCAATGACCCGGCGTCTGGGCTTGAGACGATGGATGACGTGCGCGAGCGCGCGACGGATCTGAAGAAGACCGTGATCCGCTACCTCGAGGAGCAGGCGAAGAAAAGCACAACGGCGATGGAGCAGGTGATCGAGGAACAGCTCGACGAAGGTAACTGGACCAAGGTGTTTGCCGAGTATATCGACGACCTGTGCACCTACCCGGCAGCGATGATCCGCGGGCCGATCGTCGTGCAGAAAATGAAGGCGACCTACAAGGGCAATGCGATCACGGCCGAGAGCGTGGGCATCCCGGTCGTGCGGTGCATCTCGCCGTTCGATGCGTTCCCTTCGCCGACGTCGACGACGTGTCAGGACGGTGACTACTTCATCGAGAAAGTGCGCTTCAGCCGCGCCAAGCTGCTGCCGTTGAAAGACGTCGAGTCGTTCGACGAAGTGAACATCCGGCGCGCGCTGCACGCGTACCCCGATGGCTTCCAGCTCATGCTCAATCATGACGCGGAGCGCGACCGGCTGGAGGGTACGGGGCCGGACATCAGCTACTCCACCAAGCTGCTGGACGTGCTGATTTTCAATGGCGTCATCCCGGGAAAGTTTCTCATCGACAAGGGCGTGCTGGTCGATGACCCGCAGGCGTACTACGAGGGCGAGGTGTGGGTGCTGGGCGCGTACGTGTTGCGCGCGGTGCTCAACCCGAACCCGGTGGCGAAACGGCCGATCCACGGCACGAGTTTCGCCAAGCGCAACGGCGCGTTCTGGGGCGACGACCCGATCAGCCTGACCTATGATATCCAGCGCACGGTGAACTCGGCCGTGCGTGCGCTGATTCGGAACATGGCGTACGCCAGTGGGCCGATCGCCGAGGTGGTGGCCGAACGGTTTTCCAGCGGTGAGGACATCAACCAGATCGATCCCTACCGGTTGTACTTCGTGACGCCGGATCTGTCCGGTACCGGGCAGAAGGCGATCAGCTTTAACAAAGTGCCCAGCGTCGCACAGGAACTGATGCCGATCATCGAGCGCTTCATGAAGATGGCCGACGACATCTCGGGCATCCCGGCCTATGTGATCGGTTCGCCGCAGGTCGCCGGCGCCGGGCGCACGATGGGCGGTCTGTCGATGCTCATGGGCAACGCGGCCAAAGGCATCAAGTCGGTGATGCTCAACATCGATAACGACACCATCAGTGAGTTGATCGAGTCGTTCTATTACTACAACCTCGTCACCTCGAGCGACCCGTCGATCAAATCGGACGCGAAGGTCATTGCGCGCGGCACCAGCGGCCTGCTCCAGCGCGAGCTCAACCAGAACAAGCTCAGCGAACTGCTGACGCTGCTGCAGCCTTACGTGCAAAGCCAAGCCGTCACGCCGGCAGCGATTCAGTACCTGCTGCGTCAGTACATCATCGACTTGGGTAATCCCGAGATCGACATCGACAAAATCATCCCCGATCCCGCGAAGGCGGCAGCGGCCGAAGCCGAGGCACGGCAGGCATCGCTGCAGCAAGCCGCGGGGATGGGTGGCCCGGGCGCACAGACAGCGATGCCTAGCGACACGGCGGCGCCCGGCGCGCAGGGTGCGATCAGCAGCTCCGCGCCGCCACCGCCTGCTCTACCTCCGGCGGGTGGACCGCCGCCACCGGGGGCTTGATGAGCGTCATGGCCAACGTCAATCTGCCGACCGGCCGCCGCATCGGCTTGCCGACGGTGGACAAGGGCGGTACCGATGAACTGGTGTTGTTCGGGCGGTATGCGACAAGCCCCGTGAGTCCGATGCTGCAGGTCGGCAGCGCCCCGATGGTGCTGAAGGCCTACGGGTTGGCAGACGGCGAGTCGGTGCAGGTGTTCAACGTCTATGCCCCAACGGGAGCGACGTCGGCGTACAGCTACAAGGGTTATCCGATCATTCTCACCAACGAGGACTCGACGGCGCTGCTGCCGCTGACGGGCAATTACAACCTGCGGTTCACCGGCGCGCAGCTGGGCAACGCGCTGGTGACGGCGACCGCGCTACCGGGGAAAGTCGGCGAAGCGAACGAGTCGGCGTTGCGCTCGCAGCTGGCGAAGCCGAACGTGTTCTTCGGCCCCGGGGTGACGATACCAACAAGCCAGAAACTGCAGATTACCGACAAGCCGTGGGTGATGCGCGCGTACGGTCTCGATAGCAGCACGACGATTCAGATTTACAACAGCACGACGACATCGACTGGCGAAATGCTTGAAGCGTATTCACGCGATGGCGTGGACACGACGTTGAGCGAGACCAACACATCGGTCGTGCTGGAGATATCCGGTACCTATCGTTTTGTGCTGACGGGCACTCAAGCCGGTGTGCTGCTGATCGGCAACGAAAACCCAATCGTGTTTATCGACCCGTTTATTCCGCAGGGGCCGCAGGGAGATCAAGGACCACAAGGCCCTCAAGGGCTACCCGGGGGAAATAATTACTTTAATGCCGTAGCGCTAACCGACCTTAATTACCCAGCTGTCGTAGCAGTAGATAATGGGGTAGCTCATTATGCTGACCCAACAAATAACGCTGATATGGTGTCTTTGCTAGCTGTAACTACGCAGGCAGCAGCAGCGAGCGCACAAATTATTTTAGCTTCGGTTTGGGCGCATACTGAGCCCATGTGGAATTGGGTACCGGGCCGCATTTACTTAGCGCTTACTGGTGGTGGTCTGACGCAAAATCCGGGTGACGCGGGCGCGATTCTCGAAGTAGGCCGAGCCTTGTCACCTACAACTGTTGAATTTTCTATTCAACCCGCAATACTGCGAAACTAGAGGGCGACACCATGGCGGGCAAAACTTTTCTCCGGCGCGATTCGATCACCAATTTACCTACCGAAATTCCCGGTACGCAGACCTCGGCAGGCTCAGCCAATGCGGGCGACATCCCTGCCCTTAACTCCGCCGGTGTGCTTGACCCCACACTCCTTCCTGCGGGCATCGGCGGCGCGTCCATCGTGCTGCCAGCAACCGAAGCGCTAGCTGCAGGCGCCATGGTCAACATCTGGTCGTCGGCCGGCGTGGCCAGCATACGGAACGCCAGCGCAGTCGATGCCACAAAACCGGTATCGGGTTTCGTGCTCGCAGCGACGTCGGCCGGCGCCAACGCGACGGTCAACTTCTTCGGACAGTTGGTGACAGGCGTCTCCGGCCTTACCATCGGCGCCCCGGTGTATCTATCGACTACGGCCGGTGGCGTCACACCGACCGCACCTTCCGCCGCCGGCAACCTTGTCTGCGTCTTGAGCCAAACCGCCATTAGCCCGACCGAGTTCCTGCTGGAAAAGGTCAGCTCGATTATTCACGGCTGATAGATGAGTACATTTGCTCCTCTAGTACGCGACCCGACGACGCAGCTACCGGCGGATATGCCGGCCGGCTCCACCGTCGACCCATCGTATTTGCCCGCGGCAGGGGCCGTGTCGCGCGCTACGGCGACGATCAACAGCCCCACGGGTGCGGTTGTAACGGGCGCAGTAGCGATGGCACCGAAGTGCACTCTGCTGAACCTTTCCACCAACGCTCCGACGCGCCTTCGGCTTTACGCCACGGCAGCGGAGCGTGCGGCAGATCAGAGCAGGCCAGTTACGTCGAACCAAGCGATCGGTTCGGGCCTTTTGTTTGAAGCGCTTACAACAGCAGGATTGCTTTCGTTTGACTGTGGTCCGTTGGTTGGGTTGTTCAACAACGAAGCCACGATCACTAGCAACATCGCCTACACGATGGAGCCAACGACGTCAGTAAACACGACAGCCACACTCACCTACCTACCGGCCTGACGCATGAGCTTGCAAACCGTTTCCATCCCGCTAAGCGCGACGACGACCGCACTTTTTCGCAACTGGGCTGCCGCAATATCGGCGGCGCTGACGGCGCTGGGCTTGACCAAGACGGCCGACACCGGGCAAGTGGTTTTGACAGGTAGCACGCTGGCGTACCCCACCACCGCGCAAGGACTCTCACAGGGCTATGCGGCCTATGCAGCGTATGAGATCCGGCAGATGGTGTCGAGCGGTAAGCCGACCATTTATCTGAAAGTTCGCTACGGCATCTACTATAATGCGACCGGGTCAGGAGCCAATTACTACTGGCCGGCCTTGTCGATCGAGTTCGGGCAATCCACCGATGGCGCGGGAAACATCACGCCGTTCGATGCAGGCGGTTCACGCCCTGGAATTAGCTCGACTGGATCTTGCACGGGAAGCGCAGCAGCAAGTAGCGGCCGTCCGTCGCCAACAGCGCAGAACTGTTATCTCGCCTCCGACGGGGCTAATTACTTGACCGTAATTATGGGGAATCAAGCGCCAAGCTATGAAAGTTATTGGCTGATGGCTGGGGTTATGGAACGGACCAACGTTCCCGGCGCATCCGCGTTTGCTTACGATGGAACAGGTTTTACTGCTGTCAATGCTTTAACCCCAGCAAGCGACAACACTCAAACAGTCGCCGGCGCAGTTCCAGCTACCGGATTGAATTTATCGGTGAGTTCGCTCACAGATATTTCGAACTTAGCTTCGTATTACGGCAGCGTGATTGCAGGCCAAACGCCGGCCTACACTTACAAACCCAACGTTTCAACTGACGCCACACTGTATCCCGTTACGGTGGGAGTCGGTCATGGGCCGATGGTCGGAATTTTTGCGGTAGACATAGGCCAGCTTATCGAAAACACTCAGGTTACATTTTCCCCTTACAACGTCTCGCACGTGTTTGTGGCCGCTTCTCGGGTGAATGTTTATGGCGACCCGAGAAACATTACATCGATGGTTATGCGGATCGACTGATGGCCATCACCAATTTTCCGATGTGCAACAAGCTCACCGGGCCGGGATTATCTGGGCTCAATATCGGAACGTATCCGTATCACAACGTTTTAAAAGCAGCAAAAAACGCCCAAATCTGCAACCAGTATGGCGTATGGCCATTAACACAAGCATCGAGCGGAAATAATCTTCGTCCGGCATACGGGCAAATATTTCCTTCTGGGCTTTTTTTCGGGAATCCCGGCGTGACTCAAGTATACGAACAGCCGTTTACCGCAGTGGGCACAAGCACGTTCACCGTTCCTGCTAACGTCACACAATTGAAGCTTCGCGCGTGGGCTGGCGATGGTGGTGGTGGCGGCAGCACGGGCGGCAGCACGGCTGGCGGAAGTGGTGGTGGTGGTGGTGGTTATGCCGAAGGCGTCGTGGCCGTCACGCCCGGGCAGATTCTGACGATCAACATCGGTGCTGCGGGCACAGCGGGCGCTGCAGGCGCGAACAACGGCGCTAGCGGCGGCAATACCACCATTACAGGCACGGGCGTCTCGGTATCTTGTACTGGTGGCGGCGGAGGCATTTACGCGACATCTGGAACGCCTGTCGCTGGCGGACTTGGCGGAAACGCGTCCGGCCTGAGCTTTACTCAGACAGGCCAAAACGGCGGCGCGGGTTTCACCTACGGCGCGGGTTTGGCTGCCACTGGATTACCGGGTCCGGGATACGGTCGCATAGCGACCAACTACGGCGGAGCGAACGGTGTTGGCGGCGGTAACGGATTGGCTGGGCAAGTTTTCATTGAGTGGGTGGCGCCCTAGACCTGCACGCGATCTTCCCGTAAGTTCAGCAACAATCACGTGGGGCGCACAGGCATGAGCACAGAATACGAGCGGTTTCGGAATCCGAAGTCAAACGCAGCAGGCCTCAACGTGGAACTCCCACACGTCGAAAACTCATGGACTATCGGTACAGTTCTCGCCTCGGTAGGATCGCTGTGCGCCGTCATTTCTGTGGTTGTGGGGCTGATATGGGGTTACGCCGGCGTGACTTACGCGACGGCGGCCATACCAGAGCTCAAAACCGCTACCGAGCTTGATGAGCGCAATATCGCTGTTTTGCAGTCGCAGAAAGCGGAAACCGATCGGCGGTTTGAAGAAATTATTCAGCGCCTTGGCGATATTCAACGCAGCCTGCCGCGGGACAACACTTCAGATCGACGAGCCCTCAAGGACTACCAGCGATGAACAATGAAAAAGTGCTAGCCCGGATCATCGCGATCCGGGCTTTATTCGTGGATGACGCCGCGAAGTTCTACCGCTGGGCGACGTTGTGGGTGTTGACGATCATCGGCTTTGCGCCCGAGCTGTACAACAACCTCGTCGCCAACAACTATCTGGATAAAGTGCCGCCGATGTTCACGACAGTGCTTCACTACCTCGCCATTCTCGGTGTGATGGTGCGGTTTATCAAACAACGCAAGGTGACGAGCAAGTGAGTATTTTCGATGCCAACGCTTTGGCGCAAGCCACCGGGGCCACGTTGATCCGCGCGGTCATGTTCCTGCAGCCGATCACGGATTCGTTCGACGAGTTCAACCTCGACACGCTGAACCGGCAGGCGGCGTATCTCGCCCAGATCGGGTGGGAGTCGATGCATCTGGCATGCACTGTTGAGCAAGGCGCCAACGCTGGCGTGGCCTACGAAGGACGAGCAGACCTCGGTAACACGCAGCCCGGAGACGGCGTACGATTCAAGGGGCGTGGGCTGATACAAATCACGGGCCGATCCAACTACGCGGCCGCCGGGAAAGCGCTGGGGCTCGATCTCCTCAACCATCCCGAGCTGCTGGAAGAGACGAGCAACGCGGCGCGCAGCGCGGCATGGTGGTGGTCAGCGCACGGATGCAACGAGCTGGCGGATAGTGGATTGTTTACAGCCATCACGCGCAAAATAAACGGGGGAACCAACGGACTATCCGGGCGGCTCGCGTTGTGGGCCAAGGCAAAAACGGCACTGGGGATAATCGAATGATCACGCTCACCAAACTGAAAGAAGCCGGCATCGCTGTCGGCGTGTTTCTCGCCGCGCTAGCGAGCGCCGTGCTGTATGGGCGCATGAAGGGTAAGCAGGCCGATCAACAAGAGGTCGAGAACGCGACGGTCAAGACCGGCGTGGCCGAGGCCAACCAGCAACAAACTGACGACAGGAGCAAGACTGATGCTGATGTTCAAAAACTCCCGGATGCTCCGGCACAGACAGTGGGCAAAGCGGATCCATCTACTGCTGCTGGTCAGCTTGATTCTGAGTTTAGCCGCGACTGAGGGTTGCGCGCCGCGCTATGTCGCGGTGAAAACCGACCCTTGTGCCGGCTGGGCGTTGATCTGCGTCAGCAAGGCGGATGTGCTGACCGACGGCACGTCCAAGCAGATTCTGGCTCACGACAAACATTACGTGGCCACGTGCAAGCCGAAAGATGTATGCGGGAAGTCCACTAGCAAGCCCTGACTTTTTAAGGTACGGTACGGCAAAGTGCAGTACCGGCCACTTCAAGAGGAAACCGTCATGCCCAGCTTCAATGAGAAAAAGAAGTCTTCCGTGCCGCAGCTGAGCATGGACAACAACATGCCCCCGGCGAAGAACGCGTTCACCGGGCCGATGAAGTCCTATACGGGCAACGTCAAGTCGACCGGCGGGATGGCCAAGCTGCAGTCGATGACCAAGCCGACCATCACCGCTGCCAAGAAAACCGCCAAGGTGCAGGTGGGCAACACCAAGGGTGGCAAGAAGCTGACGCAGTCGACGACAGCGGCCACCATTAAGAAGCCCGGCAAAAAGAAGTGAGACCCGAGACAGAGCGCCGTTGTCAGTCACTGCGAGGTGGCGGCAGCGGCGCTGCGCTTCAGATGTATTTCGAGGATCAGCTCGAGGCGGTAAAAACGGCGTTGACCACAGTGACGCCTGATCGCGTCTTGTTCTTGCAAGGCCAAGTGGCGGCTTGGCAGCAGGCACTTAAATACTTCACCACGAAAGGGAGCTGACCATGGCACTAGCGCAACCGAAATTACCCGCGGCGCAGCAGCGCAAGCGCGAGCAGATGCAGGCAAAAGCCGACGCAGCAAAGCCACCGGCGCCCGCAGCAGGCGATGCACCAGCGCCACCTTCGCCGCCTGCACCACCTGCCGCTGGTGATGCACCCGCGCCGCCGGCGCCCGAGACCGTGACCATTCCGGCCTCTGAGCTACAGGAGCTACGTACCAACGCTGAGCGCGCGACGGCTGAGTCGCTGCGCGCTGAAGCCGCACATCTTGATCTCGAAGATGCACGCACCCGCTTGACAGAGCTGGAAACCACGCGTAAGCAAGAGCCTGCCGTACCGGTGGAGCTCGATCTGGGGTTCACCGATGCGGACGCGGCTTTAAGCGCGGAAGAGTTGGAAGAGTACGGCGCAGCGGAAGGTACGATCCGAAAGATCGTCAGGCAGGAAATCGCTGCCGCGATGCGCAAGTACGACACCCATCTCAGCCCGCGGCTGACCAAAGCCGAGCAGCGCGCCGAACAAGCGACAACGGTTGTGACCCAGTCGAACCAGAAACGGTTCATGGACGTGGTGAAAGAGAAGGCCCCAGACGTCAACACGCTGGTGGTGCATCCGGCCTTCAACACTTTTCTCCGTTCGTTCGTGCCCCGCACCCGGATGACGTACAACCAAGCATTGGAAGACGCACACAAGGTAGAAGATTTGCAGGGCGTGCTGGATATTTTCGACGATTTCCGCACCTCCGCCAAGATTACGAAACCGTCGACATCGGGGTACAACAGCGGCAACCCAACGGGCGCGACCGGCGAGCCAACGCCAGCACCAGCGGGTAAGCGGTTCTCGATCACCGAGCGGAAGAAGAAAAGCGAAGATTATCGAAAAGGCCGTATCTCCCGCGAAGACCTCGACGCTTTCATGGTCGAGTTCAACAAGGCCCTCGCGGAAGACCGGATCGATCCATAACCCCATGCATCCGATTGGCGGGCATGGGTAGCACAGAGGAAGCCATCCATGTCCGTCAATGCCGCAAGTGGTTACCCGCAGTACAGCGGTAATCTGATTAACCCGCTGTTCTCGATGGATCTGTTGGAGCGTTTCTACGCCACCACCATCTACAGCGACATTTCCACCACCGAATACAGCGGTGAGCTGGAGAAAGGTGGCGATCAGATCACCTTCTGGCGTGAGCCGCGCGTTCGCGTTCGGGACGCCTCAAAAGGCGAGCCCATCAAGCACGACACGATCAGCTCCGAGCCGATCACCATGACGATCGATCAGGCGAAGGAATTCTCCATCGTCATGTCGCAGATCGACGAAGTGCAGATCCAGAACTTTCCGGCGTGGAAGGAAAAGTTCCTTGAGTCCGCCGGCCGCGAACTGGCCATCGCGATCGACGGCCCGATCATGACGAAAATGTTCATGTCGGTCGATGCGGCCAACCAAGGTCCGAACGCAGGCCTGAAATCGCAGAACATCAACCTCGGCACCGTGGGCGCCCCGCTTGCGATCAACTCGGGCAACATCACGCAGGCGCTGGCCACCTTCCATCAGGTGCTGGACGAACAGAACGCCCCGACGGCCGAACGCTTTGTCACCATGCCCCCGGCCGGCATCACTGCGCTGCGCAACTCTGACCTGCGCGCCGCCTACCTGACCGGTCTGAGCTGGTCGCCGTTGACCAACGGCAAGATCCCGGATGAAGTCATGGGCTGGACCATCATGCGGTCCAACTTGATCCCACAGGGTATCGACCCGGGTACCGACCTGCTGGCCTACCACCTCGTTGCCGGCGTCAAAATGGCAACGGCCTTCGCCGCGCAGATCGAGAAGACCCGCGTGATTGAGGACAAGGACAGCTGGGACAGCTACTATCAGGGTCTCACGGTGTATGGTTTCCAAGTTCTGTACCCGGATGCCCTGCTCCACGCCTACGTCTCCTTCAGCTAATAGGACGCTGCCAACATGAGCACTCGCGAAATCTATATCGGCGGCCCTGCTTCCGCGAACGTCGGTCGGGACATTTTTCCGGCTATCCCGTTCGCGCCGAGCGCGCTCGCCTTCCAGAAGCTGACCCCAGCTTCGCAAAAAGCCCCGATCGCTTACCAGCTGGGGCGCGTGCTGGATCTTCAGTACGACACTCCGCTGCAGCAGTACCTCACGGAGCAGGCTGCGGCCGGCACCCCGTTGGCGCAGGGTGATGTGCTCGGCGCCATTCTGGTACCGGCGAAGACCTTGCTGTTTGGCCTGCAGGCTGAAGTGAAGACCCCGGTCGAAGGCTTGGTGCTGACGCCTCGCCTGCGCACCAGCGGCATCACTTTCCCGGCGATCAACTGCGCTGACGCCAATACGGGTCTATATGCCGCGCCGGGCGCGACCTCGTGGGCCGGTGGTTCGGCTTCGGGCCTGTCGGGTATCAACGTTACCGCCGCAGGCAGCGGTTACAGCTCTGCCCCACAGGTGGTGTTGGCGGGTGGCGGCGGTAGCGGCGCAACGGCTCAGGCTTTCGTTTCGCAGGGTGTGACCGGCGTGTCCGGCCTCGCCGGCGGTACGGGTTACACCACGGCCCCCACGGTCACCATCAGCGGTGGAGGCGGCTCGGGCGCAACGGCAACGGCTACCGTATCCGGCGGCGCTGTCACTGGCGTGACCATCACGGCGCCCGGCTCGGGCTATACGTCGGCCCCGTCGATCGCGTTCAGCGGCCCCGGTACGGGCGCTGCAGCAACAGCAGTGGTTACCGGCGGTGTCTCGGGTATCGAGATCACCAACGAAGGCGATGGCTACACTTCGGCGCCTACGGTGACGTTTACCGGAGGTGGTGGCAGCGGTGCAGCGGCCACAGCGGTGGTACAGGCGGCCGCGGCCGCAGTGGCCAACCCGGTGGTTTACAACAACGAGCCGGACATCATCGATCTGGTGGTGACCACGCTTCCGACCTCCGGCGTCAACAACGGTCTGGGCCAGCTGAATCTGGAAGTGATCCCCGCCGTGTTCTGGTTCGCCACGGGCCAGCGCTGAGGCTATCTCAACGTGAAGCAGCAGTGATACATTGAGGGGCGTTCGCGCCCCTCAATCATTTGGAGATCAACATGGCCATTGTCAAAAACGGCTACCGGTATTTGTACAACCCGACAAATGGGTCGGTATACCCCTATTCGTCAGATTTTGCCAAGAATAACTCGCTGATCGCTTTCACGGCGAAAAGCGACGGTCCGTTTGAAGTCAGCATGACACTGGCCGGTTCGAGCGATAAACCGAAGAAGGCGGCTGCGGTCAAGGCGAAAACCAAAGTGGTCGCGCCTGCGCCTGAATCGGTCGGCGAGGAAGAAACTTCGCTCACCCCCGAGCAGAAGCTGCAGCAAGCGCTGCGCGAGGAGCAGCGCCAAGAGCGCGGCAATGAAGACGGCAGCCGCGAGGAAGCCCACGAGATTTGGCTCAAGGCACAGGCCGAAGCCGCGAAGCAGGGCGACAAGTCCGAAGCGCTCAACAAACAGGCCGAAGCGGCATCTAACGCGGAAGTCAACAAGAACGTGTCACCCGTCGTCACCTTCGACCCACTCAACGAGCCCGAGTAATGCAGACCGTCTTGCAGCTCATCACAGCCGTATCGTCGGCGCTGCAGGATCAGCGCCATCGCGCGCAGTTCACTCGATGGACGCAAGTCATGTTGGTGGACTACCTCAACGCGGCCATGAACGAGATCGCGGCGATCCGGCCCGAGGCGTTCGCATTACGGCAGAAATTCACGCTGGACCCCGGTATGGTGCAGGCCGTGCCCGACGAAGCGTCGGCTTTCGTGCGCATCGAGAACAACGCAGATGGATCGACCTGCTACGAGGCGGATGTGGAGATCTTGAAAGCCTACGGCCAACGGCCGGCGGCTAATCGCCGTGTGCATTATGACGAAGCGGGCAACGTGGTGTTCGCTGTCAAGTCGTTCTCGATCGATCCGCTGGACCCCAAGACGTTCTACGTGGATCCACCGGTGCCGGCGGGCGTGACTGCTGAGGTCACAGCGACGTTCGTGATGAACCCAGTCCAGTACAGCGTCAACGATATTGAAGCGCCAATCGATGTCGTGCCGACGGTCTACAATCTAGCCTACGATTTCATGCTCGGCCGCGCGTGGGAGATCGACACCGAGTCGCAGCAGGCGATGGCCAACAGCGTCAAGCACTACAAGCAGTTCTACCAGTTCTTCGGCATGGAGTATAAACAGGCCAGCGCGTTTCGCTCCAGCACCTACATGGGCTCGACGCAGGCCGGTAACGCAGCAGGGGTATCGACGTGATCGAATTCGACGACATGGGCAACGAGATCATCGAGATCGATTCGCTGCTCCCGAAATTGCTGCTGTACGGCCCGGCCATCCCGTACACGGCTGCTGTCGACATGCTGCGCACCAAGTATCAGGAATTCGCAATGCGCACGGGCTCCGTGCGCATGACGCTTGAAATAGCCATGCAGGCCGACGTGCCGGATTACCCGATCCCGATACCTGCAGGACACGTGCTGCAGTCGGTGCGCGAGATTCGGTTTGGGCATCTGGGCGGATATTTGCGGGTAGCGGATCACTGGCGTGGGTTCCACAACTATTTTGGCCATCGGTACTCGATCGACGATCGCGACTATCTGGTCTTCCATCCGGCACCCAAGCGCGACACGTGGCACAAGGTGCACGTCCGGGTGCTGCTGGTACCGCGCGACGACTGCGACATGATGCCCGTCAAGATCCAGACGATGTATGGGCAGGCGATCGCCGCTGGCGCCGCCGGCGAAGCGATGAACGCGCGCGGCAAGCCGTGGTATGACCCGGGCAATAGCGTGCGGCTGATGCGGCTGTTCTATCAGGGTATCAACGACGCGCGCGCCAATGCAGAGCGCGACAAGATGGGGACGACGTACATGAAGACCCGGCGGTTCATATGAGCAACCTGCGCATCGGTTCGGTATCCACCACCAGCCCGCGGCTGCAGGTGCAGGTCACGCCACGCTCGGACATCGTGCTGGCCGACGTCACGCTCAACATCCGCCGTTTGGGCGACCCGTCGGACTATGCAACGTATGACGTGCTGCAGGCGATCAACAACGTTCTGATTTTCCAGTTCGACGCGCTGCTGTTCGACATGCCGTATGGGCGCTACGCCGGCACGCTGGTGTTCAACGGCACGCCCTACGCGTCATTCGAGTTCAACTTCACCGCGGACGTGTCGATTAGCCCGGCGTTGCAGGTGTCGACAACTGGGCCGTACAAGCGTCCAGACGAGTACGCAACGCCGAACTGGAGTGGCACTGGTGTGTCAGGGCCGGGCACGTTCATCGGGCTCAAAGACGTCTCGCACAGTTACGCCGGGTGCGCTGGGTTTGTGCCTACCATCAACGGCACGGAAACAGGCATTGAGTTTTTGCCCCCGCCAAGCTCGAGCGGCGGATCGGGGGGCGTGGTCGAAATCGTAGCAGGCACCAACGTCACCGTGGACAACACAGATCCCACTCATCCGATTGTCAGCGCTGCGGGTGGTGGCGGTAGTTCTGGTGTTCAAAGCATTGTGGCCGGTGCCAATGTGACGGTGAATAACACCGACCCGCACAACCCGATCATCAGCGCTTCCGGCGGTGGCGGGTCAGGTGGCGTAGTATCGGTTACAGCGGGTTCTGATATATCGGTAAACAACGCTGATCCCACGCACCCAATCGTTTCTGTAGGCTCTACTTTTGTGCGCGGTGTAGTCGCGGGCACAAATTGCACTGTAAACAGCGCTGACCCAGCACACCCGATCATCAACGTCACCGGCGGCGGTGGCACGTTGACCTCAGTGCAAGCGGGTGCGGGCATAACGGTCGACAACACAACGCCGACGGCGCCGAAAGTAGCCCGCGTTGGCGGGTACATAGGTACGACTTCCACGACCGCTCCGGCCTACACTATTACACGCGCAGATCTCGGTTGCCTCGTGCTTCATTCTGGCGCGAACGAATCAGGTAACGCGGCTCTAATACTACCCACGGGTGAAATCGGATTTAACAACGGCGAATGGGTCGATGTAATGCAGCTCAACGGCGCAGTTCAAATTTCATCGGATCGAGCAGGTGGCCCCGCGGTGCAGGGATTAAACGGCACTACGACACGCGGGGTTTATGACGTGCGTCGGGCTGTCTATATTGGCAACTACAACTGGGTGGTCATCTAATGTTCAAGCAAGCCATATCGGTTGTAGGAGTGCTGCAGTCGCCGGCACCAACGTCTGCTCTGACCATGCAGGTGGACAACGCGTTCGCGTCTTATTTGCGCGCGCTGTTGGGCTCGAGCGATTGGACTTATATCAACGCGCGCGTGGGCAACGCTATTGAGACGATCAAGATTACGGCAATCGATCCTATCTTGCCGGTCATTACGGTTGTTCGTGGTTTGGACGGCCAAACGCTTACACTAGCGCCGGGTCAGGAACTGAAGTTCGCGTTGATCGCACAAGCGGTGCAGGATATGTTGACGGCCGCGGCTTTGGCTCCCGCCATTACGATTACTGGCGCAGGCAACGTCACAGTCACTCAACCAACAGCAAATCATTTTGTTGTTTCTGCCCCACAGTACAACATCCAGTCGACAGACGGATCTCTCAACGTAGCCACGTCTAACGACGGCAACACACCACCACAGCAGATCACCAACAACATAACAGCTAATACCAGCGCCATCGGCTGCTGCGTCACTTCAAGTTACTAACCGGGAGCACTCCACGTGGCGTACAAAAATGCTTACGGCGCCGCTGGCACGCTCACCGCGTCTTTGCCAGCTTCGGGCACGGCCCAGAACATGCAGGTGGACACCACGCTAGCTGCGATCTTGCGGTCGTTTCTTGGCACAGGTGATTGGACGTACCTGCTCATCGGAGCGGGTACCACGGCCGAAGTGGTGCAAGTCCAGTACAGCGCAACGACTAGTTTCCCCGTCCTGCGTGCGCAGGACGGTACGACCCCGCGCCTGCACGCGCCCGGTGACCCTGCGGTGTTCCAAATCACAGCGGTAGCCATCGCTGCCGCAGTGCCGCCGCAGACGCTGACCGTCAACACATCAGGGGCTATTACAGCCACGCAGCCAACCGCGACCGAGTTAGACCTTAGCGTGCCGCCACCGAACTTTACGGGCAACGGTATCGCGGTTTCGGGTGCCTACCCCAACTACGAATTCACGTTGACGGAAGACGACACCGGGTGCTGTGGGTCGGGTACCAGCAGCGGTGGATCGACGTTGTCGCTGTACGGCAACGGTTTGGTGGAAATCAGCCAGTCGGGATCGACAGCGACGATCACGGTGGAAGAGCCCGCGTTCACTGGCTCCGGTTTGTCGATCACAGGCACATGGCCTAACCTCAATTTCGCGGTCAATACCAGCGGCGCAGGCACAGTTACTTCGGTGACTGGTGGATCAGGCATCACGGTTACCGGGTCACCTTCGGTCAATCCTACGGTGTCGCTTTCGGCGTCAGGCGTTACTGCGGGTACGTATGGCGGTTTGCAGGTCGACGCATTTGGCCGTCTGATTGCCATCGATCCTACGTTCAACCCGCCGGACACGATTTCTGCTGTGAATTCATGGGTGCTTGTGGCGCGCACCGGCAACGACATGACCATCGACGTGGTCGAAGCCGCGGAAGGTACGATCGGTGTGGTGGCGCTGGCCAATGCCAGTGCGCCGCTCGACAGCACAGACCACAGCACGGCAGTCAATCCGGCGTTGCTGGCCAGCGTCATTTCAGCGCTGGCTGGTACGAGTGTCGCAGGTTTTACCACCAACGCAGGCGAAGCGACCAACCTCTATACCAACATCGTTTCCGCGTCGCCGACTTCTGTTGTGCTGGCCGCCGGCGAGCAGGCGCTCGTGCGCGCGACACTGACAATGCTCAATACGGCGACGCCAGCGACGCCGGTGCAGTTTGGTATGGCCATCTTCAACACGACCGGGCCGACGATCATTCAAGGCAACCGCAGTATCACGCAGTCGCAGCAAACGATCGATGTTTTGTTGACCGGACCATTGAATATTCAAATCGCATTGGCATCGACAGCTGTGCCTTCTGGCGCTACGGTTAACAGCTCGTCGCTCACTGTCACGACGTTCCCCGGCTGATGGCTGGCATCCACATCACGCGGTTTGGTGGTATGCGCCCGATAGAAGACGCGCGACAGCTGCGCGCGAGCGAAGCGCAGGTTGCCCATAACTGCCTGCTTTCCGATGGGTCGTTGCGCTCCATACCGGCGTGGGTCACGCTGGCCACGGGAGTCAACAGTGTCATGCCCGGTCATGGGAACACGTTGTACACCCCGTGCCCGGGTTTCAGCGGGCTAGATTTTCTTGGGCCGCCGTTCGGGAAGCAGCAAGTTTTTGTTGATGGTGGCGGTAATCTCAACCCGAACCTCAGCGGGGTATCGGCCAGCGGAACGCTGACAGTTACGGCCAGTGGTCTATCCAAGAAAGCGGTCAACCGGGTGTATGGCGTGACCACCGTCTACAACTATGGCGGTGTCGAGCTTGAGTCAGCGATGTTCGTTTGCGCTGGATCCAACGCGATGGGTCTGATGTACGAAGGTGATGCTGCTCGGGTCGTTATGTCGGGCACAGGCTCCAAGGTGCGGCTGTACCGGTCTACTTCGGATGTCACCTCGGGTGCGGGCGCCAACGGGGCTGTCACGGCGAACTGGCAGCTCGTAGCCGAAATCGAAGGGTCATCGGGAACGTACGTCGACGCCGGCGCGGCTGTAGCCAATCCATTCGATGCGTATGTATACCGCGGCAGCCTCAAGCAACCTTTCACTGCGCACCGCATGGGGTTGCTGGAATCAGGCTGGGTATGGATGGTTAGTGATGCCGGCCAAGTGGCTCTGTCCGATCGGTTTTCGTGGGTATTCTGGCCGGTAGAAAACGTCTACAGTCTCGGGGACGACGGCGCCGGGGCGATCCTCGTCACGGGAGCGTGCAGCGTAGGCGATGTTCTGTACATCGGCACGACAGAACAAATTTTTGTGGGTACGGCGCGCGCGACGGACACCGGTGGCGTGGTCATGCAGCTGCTGCCGATACCCAGCGCCGAAGGATGTCTGCCAAACACCATGGTCGCTACGCCGACTGGAGCTGTGTATACCTCGATCAGTGGTGTGGTAGCGGTCAATGGGAACGAAGCTCGGCTCCTGACTAGGGACATCGCGCGCGGTTTGATCGACGTGCTGCCCGATGGCACTGAACTGACATTCTCGATGATGCGGACGGCGTTTTACCATCACGGTGCGTATTACGCGTTTGCCGAAGCGCAGCAGCTTATCGGCGGCACGCACCCCACGTACGGTTTTCGCTTCGTCGCTGCAGATGCGCTCAGCCCAGCCAACGATGCGGGCACGCTGGTTTCCATGGAAGCTCCGGCTAATCAGTCTAACGCCGGTTACGGAACTAGCTACGTCAACAGCATCCGCGGGGCATGCGTCGTGTTTGGCGCCAGCAGCGGTGGCGGTGAGGCCAATGTCTATACCTTGCCGTTGCCGGAAGACGCGGGCCTTGCGACTTACGTGGCCGAGGCCAAGCAACGCTACGTCTGGCGGTCCAAGAAGTTCGTGTTCACCGGCAACGTCGAGATGGGCGCAGCCAAGGTGGTGCATGACTGTGCGGGCAATGGCGTACGGTTGCGGCTCTATGTAGACTGCTGCTGTGTCTACGAGACCGTGGTGCGCGGGTGCGTGCCGTTTACTTTGCCAGACCAGCTGCGGGGCATCACATGGGAGATCGAGCTTCAAGGCTGCTCCCGCGTGACCGAGGTGCATCTGGCGCCAACCATCAGGGAGCTTACCGATCGTGAATAGCATTGAAGAGCGGATCGCTGCGGCGTTCAACACTACACAGGGTTTCGACTTGAACGTGCGCAACGCCATGGCGCGCGGACTGCAGCTGGATCAGTACAGCGATGACACGAATCCCGAGCACACGGGCTACAAAGCCGCTGCGCTGCTGGCGATCGAAGTCGCAGTATCGTTGGCCAACCTCGTCATGCAGGTGCGCCGCCCTGACAGCGGACGCAGCTTTCGCGTGTTGTTCGATCTCACCGTCGGGCTGCAGTCGAACTTGTTCTGGGCGCGCAATGCGCCGGTGATCATGCCGCTGCTGCACGCGTACATGATGGACCATCTCGACTCGGTGGATCTGCAGACCGAGCGCGGCGACGTCAAAATAAGCCCGTACGACAAACTTATCATGGGCGCCGAAGCCAGCTCGCTCGTGCTGTTTACCCAGCTGCTGTACCTCGTCGGCGGGTTCAAGACACAAGCCGAGGGATCGGTCACGTTGAAGAAAGAACTCATGCCCCTGTTGATGAGCTGATGCCATGGCCACCGCGAGCTTTGTCACTGATCTGACTGAAATCGTCACTCAAGCCGTAGAAGCGGCGGCGATGGTCGGGTCGTTGTGGTCGAGCTTTGAGGTGGTCGAGCAGGCGCGCGCGTATTACAACCTCTACAACAGCCAGCGGCAGTTTTACTTTTCCGTGTTTCAGACGGGCGCCGAGGCGCCGTTGGCCACATCGGTTTACAACACCCCGATCCCAGTGCTGAATTACGCCGCGCAGCGTAACGAGCTGTACTTACCCACCGGCGTGTTCGGCGGCGCCATGGGCGATACGCTCGGATGGTGGACGCGCCGCGGGGCCATGTTCGGCGAAGCCCAAGGCAACCCGACGATCTATGCGGAAGAATATGCGCCAGACCGCATCCTGACGCTTGGCCACTGGACCAACATCATGTACCGGTACGAGGAGTCGCTGTTCGATACGCTCAGTGATCAGCGGTGGGATCATCGGATGAAGCTGCACAACGTCGCGCTGAAAGAACAGAGCAAAGTCATTTCCGGTTTGGCCAGCGCTGAAAATCAACGCGAAGACACGATCACTCAGACCGGATCCTATCTGGCCGAAATGTCGAACTCGCTGGCCCAGCGCCGCGGCAATATTCAGGGCCACAAGGATGTCCAGCAGCGCTATGCTGAGCTCGGCAATTCAGCCGGTGGTACGTACGCGGGTATGTCCCGCTCCGCCCCCGCACCGCGCGCGCCAGCGCAGACTTACGGGCTCGGCAGTCAAGGGGCGTCGCAGGCGTTGCCCGGCCATTTTGAGACGGTGAATTAAATGGGCGACACAGCAGCCAGCAGTTACTCCGGCAAAGGCCAAACCCAATGGGGGGTGTCTTCGAACGACGTCGCCCAGATGTCGGGCGGCAAATCTGCGGGCGGCATGCGTGGTATCGGCCTCGTCGCGTTCGTGCTGGGTCAGGTGCTGCTGAATAACAAGGCGTTGTCACTGGCCAAGGATTATTACAATGTCAACAAGCAGGACTTCAATTTTTTCACGTCGGTGCATCAGGCACCGATGGCTGCTAGCGCTGCTGAAGCGTTCAACCCCACGCTCAACCCGGCTTACGTGCAGGACAAATACACGGCCATACCGGCCGCTGCGGCGCGCGTGGCCGACATGGATCGCCAGTGGTTTGCCGCGCGTCGCAGTATCAGCCGCTATGCCACGGGCGCCGGCGCCCGGCTAGACTATGAGTACGCCAAGAACCGGTCGCAGCAGATGGCGGCGAACTGGTGGCTCGGCTGGAAAAGCGAATTCGCTTACGCGCTGGAGCACAACGAACGCCAGTTCAACCGCAAGGTCATGGTGGTTAACATCGGCATTGGCGCAGGCAACGAAGTCGCGCGCGGCCTCGCCGGCGCGGCGGGGAATCTGGAAAGCGCGCTGGGTAATCTGGGCAACCAGTTTGGCTCGCTAGCCGGTGGTCTGGGCCGGCAGATTGGCCAGAACGATGCGATGCAGCAAACGCGCAACACGTACAATCAAATCACCTCGGGGAACTGATCATGCCAGCCTACGTCAATCCATTCGGTGCCTATGCGGAAGGGCAGGTGCAGGGCGGCGAGCAGGAGCGCGCCACGCAGGAAGGCGCGCGCCGCGCGCGCGCCGAAGATTGGCAGCACCGGTATCTGGACCCCATTACGCTCGAGACCGATCAACGCGCGAACGAGCTTGGCCGCTTTCGTGTTCCCTACGAGCGCGAGGCCGTTAATGACGCTTCGCAGCAGCTGCGCGCTCAGACGATTGACGCGCGTCTTCGCACGGCTGGCGGCTTATTGACGGCCACGGGGGATCCAAATCTTGTGCAGGACGTGGCCCACTACGCCGATAGCAATTACGTCAACCAGCCCAATGCTGACGTGATAAACCGCAACGACTTCACGCGCAATATCGAGATGGGCAATCAGGACATCAACCGCATGTATCGCACGGATCTCGGCGCCGCCCGAATGACGTCCGCCGACGCCGCGGTGCAGAACGCCCAGACACGTGCACAGGTCGCAGGACGTACTGCCGCAGGTGGAAGCTACGTACCGCCCAGCGCGCGGGCTTTTGGGGCGCCAACGACCCCGATGCCCGATTTACCGACGTCTGCGCCCACTGCCGCGCCGGCTCCGGCGGCCACCCCGGGAATGGCACCAGCAGCTGCACCCGCTGCACCTGCCGCGGCATCCTATGACGGCAACGATCAAGCTGAGGTATCGCCGCACGCGGCCTATCTGCAGGACGCGTACCAAAACGTACCCGGCTTCGCGTCGCTGCATCCGATGCAGCAGGCTGCCATCGCGCACCACGCGGTGAACTACAACAACCAAGCCGCGGCCAAGTCGACTCAGCCCAGTGTCGTTGATCAGTACGCCACGGCATGACCTCACGCCTCGACAGCATCTTGCAGCAGTACGGTTTCGGCGGTGGCGCCACGCCGGATAGTGCGGTGGCTGCGTCACAGTTGGATCCGTTGGCCGCGCCGGCGCCCGGCAGCAACACGGCACCCGACCCGTCGGCTGATCCTTCGCCCAACCAGAATCTGCAGCAGGCGATCGATTACGCCCACCAGATGGCCGCCAGCGCAGCGAAATACGCCAAGCCGATCGCGCAGGCAGCGTCCAACGTCCCGGGTGTGGTCGGCGCGGCCGGTGACGCCGCGCAGATGTACATGGACCCCAAGGCGCCGGTTACGGCCGATGTGATCACTCCACTCATTCGCCGACATGAAAGCAGCAATGACTATTCCGCAGTTAACCGCGAAGGCAGCACGGCATCGGGTGCTTACCAGTATACGGACCCGACTTGGGCGGGTTATGGCGGTTATGCTCGCGCGGCGCTCGCTCCCCGCGCCGTACAGGATGCCCGCGCCGCGCAGGACGTCGCTGCAAACCTTGCACGCTACGGTGGTGATCCCTTCAAGGCTATTGCAGCCCACTACCTGCCAGCGGCTGCAGCAGACCCCAAAACATGGACGCACCCGTATACACTTCGCTCAGGCAAGACGGTCAGTCCTGTAGCCGACTACGTCAGGGCCACGGTAGCCAACACACCATTGCAGGGGCAGTTCGATGCGTACCTTAAGCACTACTCAAGTTGATTCTGACCACGGCAATTCACTGGTCGCCGAACTGCTGGGCTACGAGCAGGCCTACGAAGAGGCCAAGGACAAGGTCACCGCGGCTGACCCATTCATCAAATACTTCGACGACAACAAGGAAATCACGCTGTCCGATGACGACGCGCATGACGCGCACTCGCTCTACATCGTGGCGCCGAACGACCCCATGGAGAGTTTCAGCTTGATCCCGCGCGTCGCGAAAAAGAACAAGCTCGGCAAGCTGTCGAAAGACGCGCTGCGCCGGATTCTGGGCAACCTCCTTGACTCGGTGAAAGTATGAGTGTCGTCGACCCCACCGCGATTCCGCCGCCCGTTCGCTACGCTGATCAGGGCAACGACGCGTACAGCCAGTACGTCAAGACAGGCCAGCTCCCCGCTGCTAATGCAGGTGGATCCATGGGTGTGCCGCCTGTCGTGGCTCCCGTGCAAGCGCCCGCTCCCGCGCCAGCACCGTCCGGCGGCGAGTTCGACGCGCTGGTCAAAGCCCACGAAGCCACCAACGGTGGCAAGCCGCTCAGCGAGCAGCAGCTCGACAGCCTACGCGATTCGTACTGGGCGACGCAGGAGCCGGGCGTGTGGGCGAGCCATAAGGGCATCACCAAAGGCGCTGTGCTGGCCGAGAAAGGTGCGTTCAACGCCGGGTACAACGACTACAAGGCCAAGTACCTCAAGACGCACGCGGACCCAGCGACGGTGGCCAAGGGCGGCGCGGGTGAAGCGCTGACCGATTTCGGTAAGGCGGCCGGCGGCACGTTGGCCAAAAGCGGTATCGAGCTGGGCCGTGACGTGGCTGGTGGTGTCGTTGGTCTCGGTGAGGGTATTGGCAATGCGTTCCAGCATTACGTGCTGGGCAACAAGGACTACGACGCGGCTACCGATCCGTCAAACAGCGGCCTCAATACCGACCGTTTATTCAGTGGTATTGACAACGGTCTGGGTGCGCGCGCCGGTGAAGACGCGGTCGGCAAAATGGTGGCAGATGCCACACAGCGCAGCCCCATCGCGGGTACGGCCGGCCAGATTGCGGGTGTAGTCGCTCCTGCGTTTATCCCCGGTGGTCAGGAAGTAGCCGGCGACGAGGCGGCTGGGTTTATCGCGTCGCACCTGCCCGGTGCCGTCAAGGCCGCTATTGGCCCAACGCTCAGCCAACAAGGCGACGCGCGCGACAAGGGCGCCAGTGTGGCCCAGCAGTATGGCGTAGCTGGTGTTGGTGCGCTGACTAACACGGCGATGGGTCTGGTACCGGGCGCGAAATCCGTGCTGGGCCGCGCCGCGGTCAACGCTCTCGTGGGCGGCGGTGTTGGGGCTGCGGGGCAGGAAGCGCAGCATCTCATCGCCCCCAATCAGGTCGACGCCCCGACGCTTCCCGATACGGGCAAGCAGGCGGGTGTGGCTGCTGTGCTCGGTGAGCTGGCCCACCGCGGTGGGAATATCCTCGCGCGAAAGAAACCGGCAGAAACCGTGGCACCCGCGGCAAACCCCGTCGATGCAGCAGGCAACCCGGTCACGAACGCCGATGGCTCCCCGGTGCAAATCGCACCGGGCGTGGAGCTACCAGTCAACCCCAATGCCGCGCCCGTACCCCCCGACGCTATTCCGCCCGGCCCCGGCGTGCCGGACGATGTGCATGCTGTCGTGGTTAAGCGTGCCGAGAGCGAAGGCAATCTGGCCAAGCCCAAGAAGGGTGAGGTGCTGACGGCGCCGGAAGTAGTGGCGCGCGCCAAGATCCTCGCCAGCGAAGACGACACCGGCACCGTGCAGCCCCAATGGGTGCAGATGACTGCCGAGCAGCGCCAGACCGCGATTGAAGCGGCGGCGTCAGCCCTGAACAAGCACGCTAAGGTAGACGGCCTGCCTGAAGCACTGGCGGCTGATCGTGCCACAGCCCTTGCGCCTGCCCCGGCAGTGGCCGCGGAAGCTGACGCCGTGCCCGAGGGTGCCACCGTACCGACAGAGACCGGAGAAGTGCCGCAGGCGAATTCAGCCGCCGATCTGGCCAACTTCGGCAAGATGGGTAAAGGCATCGCCGACAGTTTCTACGACGGATTTTTCAACCGCTTGCAGGGCAAGGCCGGATCCACGTCGACGTTTGATTCCGAGCCCCAGTTCGCCGCGGCTAAGGCGGCGATGGCGCGCGGTGAGATTTCCACACCTGAAGATCTAAAAGCGTTTCTCAACAAACCGGCGGCGCAAATCCCCGGCATGGAGGATGGCTCCGAAACCCCGCCTGCCGCGCAGGTAGGCAATGACGTGGCCGCGGCTGCACTGGCCGGTGAAGGTGCCAACGCCAGCCCGATTGACAACACCCCCAAGACGTCGGACGCGCGCACCGCGGCGCAGGCCCAGCAGAGTGGCACGATCGACGAAGTGCAGCAGCACGCCGACCTCGACGCCCAGCTCAAGGCGATGAAGAAAGGCCTGAAGCCGAAATTCACCAAGGCCACCATCGACAAGATGACGTTGGCCGACAAGCAGAAAGTGATTGCCGACGCACAGCCGAAACCCAAAGCCAATCCGCTGGCCAAGAAAGGCGCGCCCAGCGATGACGTGTTGGCGGCAACGCAGAAGGCCGATGCTCCGGGCATCAACAAGATCAATGACAACGGGCAGCCGCGCCAGCCGGGCGAGCCGTTGTCCAGCAAGACGCCGATCGTGTCGACGAAAGATGTGCACCTCGCCGGTGGCGTGAGTCAGGACGGCAATACGATCTACATCGATCAGCGCATGCCGAAGTTCGTCGTGGTCGGCGGCAAGCGGATCAACGTGCACGAAGCCGTAGCGCTGCACGAGCGCGTCGAATGGCCGCTGATGAAAGAGATGGGCGCAAAGTACCACGATGCACACGACGCCGCGACGGCCGCGGAGAACCATTTCATCCGTCAAAAGTATGGCGTGGACCCCGAGCTCTACCAGAAGAAGCTGCAGGCAGCGATCAAGAAAGCCGGCATCGAGAACCGCCACCCCAGCGCCGACATCCCCGCCGATCTGGACACTCAGCCGAACGTTGACTTGGGCGATACCAAGCCGCTGGAGGGCAAGGTCAATCCGATTAGCAAACGGGGCTCCCCACCAAAAAAAGCGGAGGCTCCGGCGGACGCGCAACCGGCGGAGCCAGTAGCCTCAAGCGAAAGCCAGCCAAGCCTAAGTGACGCGGAAAAGCTGCTCGCCCAGCATCTGACGCCCAGCGAGCTAGGGCTGGCTCGCATCGAGCTCGAGAACGCACGCAGCGGCTTGTCGTCCGATGAATGGAACGCACGAGTGCGGGAGCTGCGCACCGACGAGAGCATTACGGCCGAAGAAGCCAAGATGCTCCGTCAGGCCGGCCGCAAGGAAGCGCCGGACCCCACGCTGCGCGACCGCGGCAACAAGGCTGAACCCGACGTGGCGCCGAGCATGGATGCCGCCTACAGCATGGATGAACAGATCGCCGAGCGCCGCACCCCGGGCAATTCCGACGAAGCCAAAGCCGCAGCCGCCGTGGCGCGCGAAGCCGAGTCGTTCAAAGCCGATCGCCTGAAGAGCAGCCGAGCCGTGGCCAAAGACATCATCGCCAAGATGCGCAGCGCGTTTGCCGACAGCCCGAACCACATGAAAGCGATCGACCTGCTGGACTGGGCGCTCGACAAGAACCCGGCGCTAGTGGACCGCATACGCGTGCAGGCCAAGAACCTCGGGCGCTACACCGGCGGCACGTTTGATTTTCTCGACCGCATCCTGACCGTGACCACGGACAGGAACATTCCGACCGACGCGGCGGTGCACGAGCTGCTGCATGCCAGCGAAGAGCTGTTGCCCCCCTCCATCGGCGACAAGATCCTCGCCGCGCGCCGCGCAGAGGTGCTGGCTGAGTCTGCCAAAGCGGCGCCGCGCGAACGGGCTTTCTTCAGTGCCGTGCAGCGCGCCATCAACGCCCCGCCGGCCGAACGCCAGTTCCGCACGCAGGAAGCGCAGGGCCAGCTCAAACTGCTGTCGGAAAGCGCCAAGGCCGCTGGCGATCCGCTGCCGCGCGATCGGTTCGACCATCTCTACTCGCTCACCGATGCCAGCGAATATTGGGCGGTCAACGCGACGCAGATGCTGCAGGGCCGCGCCGAGGCATCCGGCGTGATGGGTAAAGCGGCGCAGTGGCTGCGCGAGTTCATCAGCAAGATGAAAAACGTGCTGGCCGGCAACGCCAACAAGAACGCGATCCTCGATGGCCTGAACCACGTGCTGGAGCCCGGCCAGAGCGAGCCGGTAGCCAAGGCCTACCTGCGCCGCTACGACGACCTGCGCGAGCAGTACAAGGGCCAGCCCGCCGCGTTCAGCTCGGTGGGCGACGCCGAGCCCGTGGCGCGCATGATCACGCAGTCACCGGCCAAGACGATCACCGACGCGCACCCTACGACCCAGATGGACAACCTCGTGGAGTCGTTTGCCAACAACGCGAAAATGTTCTTGAAGATCGACGCTGGCTTGCGCAAAGCGCTGGGCGCGGATTACGACGAAACCACCAGCCCGTATAACGCGTCGGTTCGCCTGCCCAGCGATCGGGAGCGGATGCGCGGCATCGACCGCGACGAAGTGATCGCGCCACTCGACAATTACTTCAAGACCGACGGCCAGTGGCAGAAGTTCGGCAAGACGCCCGAAGAGGCGATCGATCGGGTCGGCGTCTATCTGCAAACCAAGCACGCGCTTGACGAACGGATCCCGCAGCAGTTCGCGGAGAACGTGCCGCTCAACAACGGCCGCGAAGTGACGCGCCAGAAAATCATGGCTGAAGCGGCTGCCGCGCGCGCGCCGGCGCAGGCAAAAGCCGCGAAAGCGAAACTCGACGCGCTGGTCAAAGCCAACGCCTCCATGCCGGTCGACGCATGGGCCGACAGTAATTTCGGCAAGGACTTCATGGACGGCCTGCGCCGGCAGCGGCAGGAGCTGCAAGGTCGCGGCATCAACGACACCACGACCGCGCCGATCAACGACATGGTCCAGAAGATCAACGAGCGCGCGCGGCAGCGCCTGATCGAGTCGGGCAAGGTGGCCAGCGATGACATGTGGACGCAGTTCAACGGGTACAAGCACTACGTGCCACTGAAAGGTTCCGCGCTCGATGGCGTGGCCGATGCGCAGACCGAGCCGATGCTGCAGGCCGACGATCTGTCGGGCATCACACGACAAAAGAACGGGTACGTGACCAACCTCGCTCAGCTGCGCACCGCTGAAGGTCGCGCGACATGGGCATCCAATCCTTTGCTGCGCACACTGATCGATGCCGGCAACGCCGCGGGCAACGCCGCGGACCATGGGTTTACTGGCAATACGCTGGACCTGATACGCGCGGCCAAACGCGACCCGCGCCTTGCAGATAGCGAACTGTCCAAGGTGGTCATCCACCGGTACGAAGGCACGCCACGCGGCGGCTACGACAACCTTACCACCGGCGCGCACATCGACAACCTCAACGGCCACAAGAACGCGTTGGTGCACAACGACGGGCGCTTCCACTACGTGATGGAGTTCCCCGAAGGCAGCCAGTATTACCGCGGCCTGCAGGCGATCAACACCAACTTCGACCCGCGCGAGTTCCCGATGCTCAAGCCGGTGATCGATGCATCGGAGCACCTGATCAACAAGGGCGTGCAGGCGGTATCGAAACTGACCGGCAAGCCAATCGCGCGGCAGGAGAAACTGATCACCCGAGCCAACCAGTTTGTGGGCAAGGCGTACACCATCGCCAACCCGATTTGGCAGATCACCACGCTGCTGCCGCGCTCCATGATGGAGAAGCCGCTGATGATGGCGGTGCGCAACGGCGGCGTCATCGACGGCGCTCAACTGCTGGCCAAGACCTACGCGAACATTTTGTCCGGCGCGCTGAAGGGCGGCAAGGCATGGGGCTTGCTGCTGCGCCACGACGCAGCCGGCCTGCGCGCCGAAGCCAAAGCTAACCCCGGCTCCATGGCCGACTGGTGGAATAGGTATCAGGAGGGCGGTGGCGGCAATACGTTCTCGCAAGGCTTCACCATGGACGAGTCGAAGAACCTGTTCGTGCAGGGCATCAAGCAGGCCGAGGCGAACCCGCTATCGAAGGGCGTGCATGCATACGTAAAGTACATGGGCGGGCTGTCCGACGCGATCGAGAATATGTCGTCGCTGGGCATCTTCAAAACGTTCGTCGAGGAGCACGGGCTGGATGATCGCACCGCGGCGGCGCGCACCAAGGACCTGCTGAACTACCAGCAGACCGGCACGGCTGGCAAAGCGCTCAACGGATATCACAACTATTTCCGCGTGATCATGACGCAGAACGAAAGCACGCTACGCGCGTTCCAACACACCGACGGCCCACACACCTACAGTTTCGGCGGCAAGAGTTTTCAGTCCAGCTTTGACTGGGGAAAGATTGGCCAGTGGGGTCTGGTGATGGGCGGCTACTCGATGGCCAAGTATTTTTTCGACAGGCAGATGATGGGCGAGGACGAAAACGGGAAATCGGTGCTGGCCAAGATCGCCAAGGTGAACGCGTTTGACCTCGTGCAGAAGAGCTTTATCCCCGGTACTGGCAGCGACGGCCACCCGGTCGCCGTGCCGATGGGTCTGGGGCTCGCTCAGATCCTCACGGCGGGCGGCACCCTTGCCGCGGCTGTCACGGCCGGCGACATCGCGCCTGACGAAGCGGCGAAGGCCTACGGCGAGATGCTGCAGCGGAACGTGAGCTTCATCGAGCCGACGGCGACACCCGAAGGGTCGAGCATCCCGCAGAAAGCGTTCGCCTACGCCAACGGCATGATCCTACCCAGCATCGCGCAGCCCGGCGCCGCGCTCAGCGCCAACGCGAACGTATTCGGCCAGCCCATCCATACGGCCTACCCCGACGACAAGAAGTTCGTTTCGGATCAGGGCAAGCGCACCACGCCCAAGATGTGGAAAGATCTCGCCGGCGATCTGCGCGAACACACCGGTATCGACTTTTACCCTGAAACCCTGCCTTTCGTGGTGACCAACTACGGCGGATCGACCGTGACCGATCTGCTGCGCCTCACGCTGGCTTCGCAGCCGCGCACCGACCAAGGCCTGCCCGACAACGCCCTGACGGCCACCACGCGCCTCACCAACAGCGACGCAGACTATTACGACAGCGCCCGGATGTACAAGACGCTTGACAGCCTGCTGGACACCAAGAAACAGCTCAGCTCGATCCAGCAGCACGCCGGTGAGCAGGCGGGCGCCGTAGGCTCTGACGCGTACAAGGCGGCGGCGCAGCAAGCCGGCAACGAATGGATCTCCAGCAACCCGCAGGCGGCCAAGGAGCTGACGGCGTACAACCAGCTCGACGCAGCGCGCAAGACGTTCCAATCGGGGGTCAAGGCGTTGGCTACGTCGAACTACACGCCCGAGGGCAAACGGAACGCGAGAAAGCTGTTGGACAGCCAGCTGCGTCAGGCGACCGACGCAGCTGAGAAAGCGCTGGAGTGATTACCCGTCGGCTGGCGTGGCGCGAAGGGCTAATACGGCTTCTGCGGCAAGTCGGTATTCGTCTTGATGCACTTCGTCTTCCCATTCTTCGACGTTTGTTTCGCCGAACCGATGCCACAAAGCGATTGCACCTTGCTCGACCAACTCATCCCCACCCTGCGCAGCTACCCGGTCGGCGGATGGGGCGGGAGGCGTGTACTCATAAACGGTCGTCGTGTCGTAAGCGCTTTCATGCTCACGCGTTGTTACAGGTGCGTTGCATGTTGGGCACGTCGGGTTAGTCCAGCTTGCGCACGGCCCTGTGTGACCTTCGCCACGAGTGCAGAACCAGCCCTGTTCTGGCATATCGCAAACTGCTTTGATGGTCAGCGTTGACCCAACTCGTTCAGCAGTTTCCTTGATGGCCTTCGCCAGTTCGGGATTCCAGATCGTGAATTTCTTCCCCTTCGCATCCACGATATGCCACGCGCAGGGAACAGCCTCCGCTTTCTCCTGCTCGGCGATGAGATGGGCGCATGATTCTTTCCACGCCGCAAGGTAGGCGAACCATCGGTCGTTAACGCGAAAATCGTTATAACTACCGTCCATATTCTGGCGCAAGCTCATTGGCTTACCGCGCTGCTTGCAAGCTTTCCAACCAGCGGTCGTCTGAATCCACTTCTCAAACGCCGCACGCTCACTTTCGTTAGTCATGGGATTTGGCCTGTTGTGGTAAATGGATTCGGCAAAGCATGAATTTATCTCCGCATCTCGGACATTGCGAAAAAATAGTGGCGTGTATACGGCCAATGCCATCTTTCGGACCAACCCAAACATCAGCGTATTGCTCTCCTGGCGAATACCATCCCTTCTTTGCGTAAACTGGTGGCTTATGTCCAACAACAGAGCAAAGAAAATTACTCATGGGATTTTCCTTTAATGGAGGCGTCGATGGCAGTGTCTAGCTCTTCATTCCAAAGGCAGTAACTGTCGCTGTCGTTGAAACCGATGGTTATGTTTCGTTTGCCCGGACTACGGTTTACAAGATCACGCAACCACCGATACCTCTCCGCATCCCGCTGATCCCCCGCCAAGGCTGACTCGATGACTTTGGCGGCGGCGCGGG